ACTAGGGGTTTTAAACTGACACACGAATTATACCACACATTAATGTGATGTCAAGCACATTTCTTCAGTTGGCTCAGGTGTTTGGCTTGATTGCCCACCGCCACGCCTGCCGGTGGGAACAGGAAGGAGGGGGCCTTTCGGCCCCACTCCTTCGGGTCTCTCACCACTCACCCCTAGGCGGCAATCGCCAGTGCCTCAGCACGGTCGACCGCGACGTCCTCAAGGGCCATCAAAGTCTGGTCCATACGGGACATTCGATCGCCACCCTTACCCGCACGCTGAACGTGCTGAACATACCCCTGCACTGAATTGTAGGCCATCCAGCGAGAAACCATGAAGTCCCCGCCGAAAGTTCGGCCCGTCCGATAGCATTCGGACATTACACGCTTAACAATCGCCTCGGTACGATTCTTGTGAATCGTGACCGATCGCGGAGTCGCGTCACTCGCGAGCGGGTAGACCGCATCGAGGAAACTCACAAGCGAGACTTGTCTCGCTTCCATTTCCGCGACGGTCTCAGTGACCGACTTCCAGCCCTCTTTCAGGCCAGAGAACACGTCGATCAACTCATTCAGGCGAGGACGCAGGGACTGAGTGTGACGAATCGACACGCTGGTTCCAGACACTTGCTTCAGGCGAGCAAGGTTCAGGCAGGCATCTCGGAACATCCCGAGAGACGCACGGAACGGACGGTCATCATACCCCGCTGAGACGATCATGCGAGGGAAGATATTGTCAGCGGTCCCGTAAACCGCCTTGCGGTGCTCGCGGGTAGGCTCAACAACCACGTAGTGGCCGTTTCGCCAGTGACATTGGACGTTGACACCGTCGTCAAACGCGGCCTGAGCAGCCTCAACCAAAACGACCACGTCGTCGGTGGTGTGCGGCGAATATTTCGCCGTGACCGCGTTCAGGCAGGAATTGTCGTCGGACTTGAAAAGCCCGAAGTACGGGGTTGTAAACCCGTCAGGACCGGACAAACGCAGTTTGTCAACAGTAAAGTTAAAAGTGGATCGAACAACGTCAGCAGCAGAAATCAAAGTCGTCATACCAATTCTCCAGAACAGGGGTTTAAGATGGCGATTAGCCAGACAGGTACATTGTACCAGACAACGTTCCGTTGTCAAGCACAAAACAGAACTTTCCGAGGAGGACCAGAGCAACACTAAGTGTCACCCGCCACGCCTGCCGGGTGAAACAGCAAGGAAGGGGCCTTTCAGCCCCTCCCCCTAGTGGATAACCGAACTCAGCCTAATCCTCGAATTCCAGCCCGATTAGGTTGGCGAAAGTGATCTGATTACGATACAGTCGTTCCTCATCCTCATGAAACTTGATTTCTCGTTGTGCGTCAGTGTCCGCACAATATGCTTCCAACCGAAGTTCCTTTTCAATCTCGCGATCCTCAGCTTCCTGCTTTTTGATCTCAGCGGCAGTTTTCTCGGGATGGAGAATCTGCTTGGCCGTTCGGCCAGTGCGACCATGCAAGCGGGCCGGTAAAAGAGAATTGGGGATTTCGATAGCTTCGCTCCAAGCGTCATAGAGACCTTTCAGCAGATCTCGGGCCGGAGTCTTCAGGGAATCAATTTGCTCAATCAAAGTCATAGTCATAGTCTGGCTCATCAGGGGTTTCCGATTCTAAGTCAAGGATTGCGAGAATAATTTCATCACGACTTGTGATGCGTATTCTAGGGAATTCACCATGCTTTGCAAGATACTTCCGGCAATAATATTGCCAGAGTTCTTTAATTGTTGCCTCTCTCATTTGGTCGTCACATAGTGAGAGGCAATACTGATCAGCTTTGCGGTTTCCTTGGCATTGTCAAGATCACCTTCCTTGATCTGATCTTCCAAGTACAAGGCCAATGAGCGAATCAGAATGATGTACTGTTGCTGAGTGAATGTGTTCATAGTCCCTCGTGTGTTGAATGTGTCGCTTAAGTGCTCACCGCCACGCCTGCCGGTGAGAACAGGAAGACAGGGGCCTTTCAGCCCCGTGTTTCAGCTTCTCTTTTACTGCTCGATTCTCACGTTTTTATTATTCGCGAAATCGAACATATAGTTAACTGAGTCTGTTGACTCGGCTGCTCTTGAGTCGGTAGGCACATACCACCGAGACATCAGTTCCTTACCTGACGCTTCTGCTTCTGCCTGTGTAGCAAATCGCAGGGCATTAGATGACCACTCACCAGCACACTTCATTTCAGGTTTCCACGACATCATGATTCTCCTTATGAGGAATTATACCAGAGGGATTCTAGCCTGTCAATCCTGCCACGCTTTTAAGGCTTTGATTTGTTTGATGATGGCACTCATCTGATCGCAAGCAATTGCTTTTTGTGATTTGCTGAGACCAACTCCGATTTGGGTATATCTCCGCCAGATCGGAACTTTTGGGACGCACGCCCGATCAACATCCGACATTGATGTCTGAAGCTGTGTGTATAGTTCATCAGGGATAAGACCCTTAAGGGCGTGGATCATTTCCCATAGAGTATTTCTTTCGGACTGGGCTACTGTCGAATCTGATTTGTATACTGTGGCCGTCATGTCTATCCCTTTGTTGTATTGTTTGCTACCCGCCACGCCTGCCGGGTAGAACGGAAAGAAAGGGGCCTGTCACCCCACCCCCTATTCCTCTTTTACCGGCCCCACGTCCTGTTGCTTGCCACACTACCCTCTAGGGCACCCTCGGCGATTACAGCTAGGGCGGTCTCTCTACCCCCCACTACGTTCCTCGCAAGCCTACGAGCCTCTAAAGCATTCTCCGCGTCGATGTAAAACGCTGGGAGGAAAACCTGTTCCCCGTCTCGTTCCGTTGTTGCCATAATCTCAAAACGTCTCATGATTGTCCTCTTTTTACTGCGACTAAATCAACTCCGATGATTTTTGCTACTGCAATACACATATCAAATTGACAGGTCGGTTTTCCGGTTTCGAATTCAGAGATAAATCTGAGTCCTACGCCACACATATCTGCTAGTTCACTTTGTTTAATTCCTGCCTTTTTTCTCCAAGATCTACAATATCTCCCTAGATCGGCAAGATTATCAATATTTGCTTTGTCTGATATACCTAGGGATTCTAGTATACCAATTGATTCAAATTTCTCTAAGCAGATTTGGAATTGCTCTATTACTAATCTTGGAGGACAGGAAAACCAATCCCTCGAACTCCTAATAGAGAATTTCTTCAGGACATCTCTGACTTGACTTTCTGCTTCAAAGTGGTCTTTAGTTTGTGTCGACCACTCTAATGTTGACCTTCCCGGCAGCACCGAGGACAGATTAGAAAATCTAGTTTCGACGTCTGTAGTGGCCCCCAGTTTAGTTAGACCGGGGGACCACTCGTTTGTTAGAACATACACATATCCGATTTCGTTCGCCATAATCTCTTTTCTATGTAGGAAGTGGCTCGTGGTCCATCACAACCCCGTCAGGGATTTTCACGAAAATCCGATTTCCACAGATCCGAGCCTTGACCTTCCCGTGCATTGTAGGGAACTCGACAGCATTGTCAAGGCTCTTGAAGATTTCGCTGGAAACTTCCTGATTTCCAGTCATCCGAATCCCGAGGATCGAGTCTCCAGATGAGAATGTGCTCCCTGACACCCAGATCCCCCGCAGGTTGCCCTGTTCGTCGCGTGTCCAGAACGTGAGTGAGCAGTGACGCTGGCCTGAAGTGCTCTTGGTCTTGACCATGGTCTTGATTGAAGTTCTCATAATTGACAATCCAATAGGGGTGAAGCGGGCTGACCATCCCTTGATGGCCTGTGTTGTTTGTTTTGCTACCCGCCACGCCTGCCGGGTAGAACCGCAAGGTAGAGGCCTGTCACCCCACCCTTAGTACTGGCCGCTCGTGTCCAATTAAGCTAGTGGCCAGACTTTGACCATAATGATTGTCTCGAAGACGTATGTGGACACTTTGTCTACAACAGTGTTGATTGCATCGGTGAAGCCCAATGCTCTGACTTCCTGTTGGATTTTCCAAGCAGAAGCAAAAGTGATTTCAACACAGTATGATTGCATGATTTTAATTCCTGTAAGGTTTAGGGGCCGTTAGGCCCCATTGTAATAAATCCGCATTTCCCGTCAAGCCCTAGCCCCGAGAAATTGTTTCTTTATCAGAAATCCAATTGAGGATATGTAGAGGTTTCTCAGTAACGGTAAGATCACCTATTCCCACTACTGAGAGAAGCGAGCCATTCCCATCAGCCTTGACGCTTGTGATACTGGTCGTGCGTACATGGATCTCAGACTTGGTTGGTGACAGTGACTTGATCGTGAGGGTAATGAACATGCTTCGCTCCATTGTTTATGTATATGGCCGGTTTTGCCGGAGGTCGTCCGACTGTGTCAGAAGTATACCACAGTGTGTATGATCAGTGCAAGCCAAATGGCAACAATTGGCCCAATTGAGTAATAAAAAACAACACAGGCCCAGTCGGTCTTCGACATTTTGAGTTCCTCCTCTTGTATTATCGACTACCCCGGCTCCGGACTTTACTCTTTTCGCTCAGTACAGGCGATTGAAACGGCTTCAGACAGATTTACCGTTTCTGAGAGTTTCGCGTGGGCGTTTCTCACGGCTAGCATTGCAGTGATCGCATCAACCTGAATCTCGTGGGTGAAGCCATTAGAGAAAATGAAAGAAACAAGGAATTTTCTCATGATCAGGTATCCGTCTGAGAGTTGTATGATGTGTCACCCGCCACGCCTGCCGGGTGAAACGGGAAGAAGGGGGCCTTTCAGCCCCCTCCCTAGCGGAACCAATCAGGCCACCCTACGAGAGGGAATCCTGAATGGCATAGAGCCGCTCGATGGGTGCCCACTCGGCCTCCAGCATCGCCTCATATCGGGCGGATTCATACAGGTCATCTAGGCGTGCCGCCTCACACTCCCACAGGGCCTTCTCAGCGTCCCACTGACGCTCTAGCTCGTCGTAGGCCTCGTATACCGGCATGGCCCATGGGTGAGTGCTATCGCACTCTATGACGGTGTCCCCGTCCTTGAGTCGCCATTCTGGTGCGTCCCCGTGGAAGTAGGGGTTTCCGATGAAGCCGTATCCAGTAGCGTAGCCAGCCATGCCGGGGGTAACGATCATAGTACAAGTCCTGTTGAGGAAGTGAGGAGTTGGCGTCAACTGCCAGCCGCCACACCGGGTCGGCTGGAGCGGGGAGGGAGGGGTCAGTCACCCCACCCTAGGGTGGCTTACTGCTGAGCCTTACGTGCGTTGTCCTGATCTGCCTTAAGGGCGGCCATGGGCTGGACATTAGGGGGTAGCGGCACTGGTACGTAGGTGGGGCGAGGTGCCTTACCAGTAAGCATACCACGCTGAATAGCCTTGAGGGAATAGAACTTGATGTACTGCATGGGGTGTGTCCTGAGTAGAGTGAGGGATAATGACATAGCCACCCTAGGGTGACCTACTAGCCTACCCATTTGGGCATGCTCTTGACTACCTTACAGGTCACTTCGGCAATCTCCACGGGGGTAGTTTGTGCATCATGCAGGTAGGCGATTGCTTCAGCTACCGCTACGGTGGCATTGACCGCCTCAACTGTGCGAGTCAAGTAACCACCCTCAGTGCATACTAACTTAACTTCGTAGTACTTCATCAGAGAACTCCATTAGGGGTGGGGCTTTCGCCCCCTTAGGGAAAAGGTCAGATAGTCTTAGGCCTCAATACTATCCCACCCTACTGGCGAGGCCTTAGCTGCCCGCATCTTCTCAGCGATAGCCACTAGTTGTTTGTCGGCCTCACTCCTTAGGTGCATTGGCATCTCCCACTTAGGGGGGGAGTAGTTGGTACTATGCCATGCACAGAATTCATCAGTAGTAGGGTTGCCGCCCCGGACAAGGGCAGACATCGTTACATCGAAGTCGAAGCCAGACTTTTCTTTGATTTCGCAGAATTCGATCATCAGGTCAGACAATTTGCCCATTTTAACTCTCCTCAGGGGGTGAATGATAGGGGGATTTTAGAGGATTCCCCCGAACCTGTCAAGCCTAGTAATTCCCCTTGTCCAACCATTCCTGATCGAGATATTCAGGAGCCGGATCATAGACGGCTGACGCGGTCTCAATCACGTCTGCGATCCAATTTTCCATTTTGGCATCTTCTTCGTTCAGAAGGGCCAACAATTCGTTGGTGTTGTTCAATTCAACGCTGGTGATTCGGTCGTCGTATCGCATCGTGGTATCTTTCGTCAGGGGTGAAACACTTGTCAGACAGTATACTATCGTCATTTTGTTTTGATTGCAACAGTAGATGTTCCATAATTTTTTACTTTTCGAATCAAATAACTCATTTCTTTCGAGGTGAAAACTACGTCACCACGTTTGGCGACGTGATAGCAGGCTGATGTTCCCATGAGGCGTGAACTGAAAGTGAATCCGTTGATTTCCATGACTGTTGTCCTTAGAGTGTTTTGAATTGACACGCGGATCATACCATAGTTATCGGCCATGCGTCAATACTCGCATCAATGATTCGGCCAAAATAAAAAAACTTTTCTGGAATTGGTCGATGGCGTAGGGGGGTGGGGTTTTATCTCCTTAGGGGGAGGGGTCTGTACAGGTATGTTAAGACGCCGGGGCCTGCTCAAAAGTAATGTCCCATCAAACCCAATTAAACCCCACCCACGCAACGCCCCAGAAACCTCGACAGCGTAGCCGCATGGACATCGCACGGTAAAGCCATAGCTATCTCTTTGAGAGTCTTCCCATCTTTCTTCATCTCTAATATCTTATCTTTGAACTCATCTAGTTTGCTCCCACGGTAGCTCATATTAGATAATCTCTTCGAACTCAATTCACGACTTTCTCTACATGAGACACTCACCAAATGATCTGGATTACAGCACTTAAAGTTCTTGCAGTTCCTCTGTACCATATAAGAGAAGTTTCCACAATGGTGCATATACGACACTCTATGTGGAATATACTTTTCTCCTCGCAATGAAACATTTGGTTTCTCATATTCCCAGCAGCCGGAATCCAGTATGACCAAATCGGGCTGCATTTTTTGCCAGATCTCTGAGTAGTCAACGCCTTTATCAGAGATGACTGTACGATTGTACAGGCACCATGAATCTAGACTTGACATGATTTCATTCTCTCTCCTCAGTAGATCTTTCTCATCACAGTCCTCGATATAGGCCATATAAAAACCATACTTGCCCCAGTCATTTTGCAGGTCTGTATTTTTGTGTAGTCCTCTATCAAGCTGCGATATATGTTTTTGGAATCTTGAGTATACATCAGCACTCGATCCTATGTAGACTTTTGTACAGTCAGTTCTGACTATTGCATAAACTCCGCATTTGCCCTTGAAGAAATCTAGATCCTTCTTGCCAGATATAAATTTGCCAAAATGCTTAGTCTTCAGCTTATAGTGTTTCACTATCGACTTGAACTGAGTCTTAGAAATATTGTATTTCTTTATCAAGTCGTTATTAGTCATAGTGGAATACTCAGCCACTAAAGACCTAGTCTCTGCTGCCGTCAGCGGGTTATTGTTACTCAATTTGCCAATTGGTCTAGCCATTATTCTTCCTTTGCTAAGATCGCTACTTCGGCTGGATATCCACGATAGATACGCTTATGAAGCGTATCGTAAGACACCCCACATCTTGGATCTCTAGCCCATTCTGCGAGAGTGAGTTCTTCGCCAAAGGCTAGAACTCTCACATTATCGACACGATTATTTGCGTTTTCGATGGGTGACATCCTACGTAAGTTGCTTACGCGGTTGTCGAGCCGATCCCTATTAATATGGTCAATGACGATCCTAGGATCATCCTCGTTCATAACAACTCGGTGCATGCGGACTGTACAGCCGTCCACTACGGCCACCGCATATGTGTTCCTCAAAAACCACTTGTATCGGTTGAGCCGCACATAATCTTCAGGATCAACCTCAGCATACTTGCCAGCACCAGCAACACCAGACAACCAAAGTTTCATGGCCACGCCTTATAAGAACCACATAATAGAAGAGTACGGGCACACCGCCCGTACTCTTATACGTTATTTCCACTAATGACAGCCATATTTAGATAAAAGCGTATATAATAGGGAGACTTCTCTTTTTACTGATGACTTGAGGTCATGATGAAACTCGTAATTAATGGTGATACTCGCTATGTGGCTATGGCCACAGCAGAACTAAAGAAGCGAATTGAAGATGAGCTTCTTATGCCCGATCCCCCAAAGGAGATGGCGAAAGCTATCCTAGGTAAAATCCGTGAAAAAGCTGACAGAGATTCCCAAGGAACACCTTGATATTATCTACTTCGTCGTAGATAAAGTCAAGAAGAAACCTTTCTCATTCATGACCGAGGAAGATATTTCCCAAGAGGCCATGATTATAGCATGCCAAGTTTATGAGAAATGGGATGGGGTGAGATCTCTAGAGTTCTTCCTCATGTACTCCGTTTCAAAGCGACTAATTTCCTTATCACGAAGTTACTACAAAAATCATGAGAAGAGGTCTGTGTTAGATTTCTCAGAGATTCTGGAACACCCAACTGAAGAATATGATCAGGTTACACCAGATCTCGTTGATTATATTCTAAACAATCTGTCGGTAAGTATGCGAGCCGACTATTTAAGATGGGCAAATGGGGTGTCTCTACCTTCGGCGAGACGAGCAGCCCTCATAAAAGTAGTTAAGGATCTAGTCGATGGCCAGTAATATAGCTAAGGCTAAGGGTAGACTCAGTAAAGCTGAGTGGGACTATATCGAGAAACACTGCGATAAGATGACGGCTGACCAGATGGCCAAAAATCTTGGGCGGGATATCGAGCCCGTTAGGCTCTATCTGCAAAAAATCGGCAAGACCAAGAACAAGAAAGAGGCCTTTGAGGTTCAGGCCGAATATGACATCAAGACTCGCCCATTCTGGAAAGAGCTACAAGGACAGTTCAGTAAAGAGGAACTAGAGATGTTCCTTTATCACTGGAAGCAAATTATTGCCCAGTTCCGCAGAGACGTACTCGCAACTGAGGAACTTCAGATCATTGATACGATCAAACTAGAAGTCCTAATGAATAGGGCTCTTCGTGAGCAGCAGCAGACGATCGAGACCGTCAGAGATCTAGAAGAGCAGATTGCTGTAGAAGACGCCAAAGCAGTTGCCGATCGCGACAAGGAGCATCATTTCTCTTTACAGAGGCAGGTGGCTTCGCTGCGTTCCGCCAAAGAGGCTTTGGGTAGGGACTATAAGGAGCTACAAACTAAAAAATCGGCCATGTTCAAGGATCTTAAGGCCACTAGAGAGCAGCGAGTCCAAAAACTTGAAAGTAATAAGACTACCTTTGCTGGGTTAATGAGCAAGCTCCTACAGGACCCAGACTTCTTTGAAGAGCAAGGTAGATTGATGGAGATGATGAGGCTTGCCGCACAGGGAGCCAAAGAAGAGCTTGGTTCTTATCACACCTTTGCTGATTCTAAGGTGGATCGTATCATTCTCTCGCATGAAACGGTTGGCGATGAATGAAAAGAGATTATGACTGCCCATTTTATAAGGAAGCCAGACTTGCTTGTATCAAGCGAGACAAGAAGAGATGCCAAATGCCGGGGTGTAAGGCAAAGAAGAAGTTAGTGGTCCATCACATAGAAAGGTGGAGCGATGCCCCATCTCTTCGGTTCGAACTGTTCAACTTAGTAACTTTGTGTAAAACCTGCCATGACTCCATAAAGGACAAGGAGCTTCATTATGCCCCTTTATTTAGGAGTATCATAAATGGATACAATTAAGTCAATCATAGAAAACTACGGGACGATATCGTTTGTCGTCGTTGGAGCTTTCGCCTTTATCGCACGCTGTAGGAGGTATATCAAAAATGCAATTAGATCCTTTGTACTCGGTGACCGCTTTCATGTCGTTTTTGGTGACAGCCCCGCAGAGGCTATTAAGGCGATTTATGACGCAATTCAGACCTCCTATGAGGTCTGTGAACTTCGGCAGCAGATTACAGAAAGGCATATCGAAATTGGAATATTCATCTGCGATACCAAAGGTAGATGCACATGGAGTAACTCATACCTCAATGAGTTATTTTGTCTTGACTCGAAAGATATGATGGGATTTGGATGGCTGCAAGCCGTTAGGCCGGGGGACAGGAAAAGAGTAAATGATCATTGGCTCTATTCTATACAAAACGACATCGCGTACGATTGTGACTATACTCTAGTTAACAAGAAGAACAATTTGTTAACTGATATAACATCTACAGCTATGGCTGTAAAGGATGATACTGGCACTGTTCAGTGCTATCTAGGATACGTCAAGGTAAATGCAATAAGGGGAACAAATGGAGATCTATTACGACACGAGGGAGAAAACTCCGTGGACATTCTTCACAGAGAAAACAACAAAGAAAACTCTTAAGTGTGGAGATTACACCACATCTATCCTTATTGGCAAATATGCTGTAGAGAGAAAAGCATCTACTGGCGAAATCTATATGAATCTTGGCAGAACCAAGAATATGGAGCGATTCCATAGAGAAGTTGACAAGCTTCTTCTTTTAGAAAAGGCAGAATGCGTCTTTGAGTTTTCAGAGTCTGACATCTACTGCTTCCCTGAGAATTCTGGCATACCAAAGCTCAGAAGACCATCAGTAAAAGAGATAGCCAGTGGCAAATATTCTAGGGGAGAGAGAGTTGATGCTTGGTCGGAGCTTCGTATAAATGGGCGACATCTTAAAACCTTGATAGATAGAGTGGCGGCTAAAATGCCGGTAGTATTCTGCGGAAATCGGCGTAGTGCTGAAGATTATGTCCTTGGGCGATTTAAAGAGCTAGAGCAATGTTAGACCTACTAACTCAGATCATCCAGTTTATTTGGGAACTTCTTCCAAGGCCCACAATTGTTGGCCCAATGGAGGAGGCAGTTTGTTTTTGGTTTGGCCGATGGGGGCGACGAAAAGGTCCGGGCCTCTATCTGATATGGCCACTTATCCAGTACTGGCGAGTTCACACAATAGCAAGCCAAATCTGTGAGACTGCAATTATTGCTGTAACTTCCGCCGACGATAAAGACTGGCAGTGGAGGCTTGGGATCGAATATGAGATTCATGATGTCTTGAAGTATGAAACGGCACAGTTTAGCGGTCAGAACCATTTAGAAATGCTGGGTGGTGCTGCCCTAGTCCGAATTATCAGCCAATTGTCAGGTGATCAAATTAAAGAAGCTGGTGTTTGGCGGATATGCAACAAGATCAAAACTAGAATTGCTGATTCGGCAGACCAGCGTGGAATGAGAGTACTAGGAGTTAGGCCCATTATGGCGTCTCGCTGTCGGCCATTCTTTGTGTCTCAGGCAGAACGGCTAGTTGACTAGGGCGTAACGGCATACAAGGGGTAGGTCGGCCCATTTTTTCTTTTACTGTGGGCTTCTTTCGCCCAATTCAAATTTAGTGGAACAACGTGCAGCTTGGAAAAATTAACCAAACAAGTCTTACGCGAACTCAACGAAGCATATTTGACCAAGTATGTAAAGGAAGAGCCAGCATATAACCCATTAGATATCTTGAGAACAGACGATAACTTAGACTTCGAGAAAAAGGTAGCGTGGTTATTATCTCAGCCTGAGTATTTTGCTTTTCTGTGTCATCACATTCTAAACGTAGACATACTACCATTCCAGAATGTGGTTCTTCAAGAATTGTGGGTAAGAAAATACCCTATGCTAATCGGCAGTCGAGGAAGCTCTAAGAGCTTTATGCTTGCATTGTATTCCCTGATGCGTGCGTTGATTATGCCCAACAGGAGAATACTTGTTGCGGGAGCGGCCTTTAGACAGTCTAAGTTTATTCATGAATATATGGAAACCATATGGAAGGGGGCTCCTCTTTTAAGGGACTTAGTAGATCAAGATAGTGGTCCTACCAGATCTCCAGACATGTGTAGGTTTGGCATTAATGGGTCTACCATAACATGTATTCCAATTGGTACTGGTGAGAAGATAAGAGGGTATCGCTGCCAAGACCTATTGATCGAAGAATTCAGCTCTCACTCTAGGGAAATCTTTGAAACCGTTATCGCGGGCTTCGGTAACGTATCAGCCGCTCCTGCTGATGTGGTTAGAAGACGAGCCGCTGAAGAGATGGCCGCTGAAAGAGGAATTGACCCATTGTTGCTAGGAGCCAACGACCTAGCTATGGGAAATCAAATTATTTTGTGCGGAACTGCGTTCTATGATTTTAACCATTTCGCTGATTATTGGAAGAAGTATAAGCAGATTATTGCCTCAAAGGGTGATCCAAGGAGAGTCAGAGAGCTATTTCCAGAGGGAGTCCCAGAGGGGTTCAATTGGAAAGATTATTCAGTAATTAGAATACCATACGAGGTTCTACCCAAGGGCTTTATGGATGAGGGAAACGTGGCTAGATCTAAGGCGTCTGTTCATAGTGGTATCTTCAATATGGAATGGGGAGCGGTATTTGTCACTGATAGTAATGGGTTTTTCAAACGAAGCCTGATCGAGTCTTGTGTTACTAATGAACATAATGAGGTTATTCTCCCATCTGGCCCAGTTGTATTCGATGCTGCGATAAAGGGCAACCCAGCCGCCAGATACATCATAGGGGTCGACCCGGCTTCCGAAATCGACAACTTCTCCATAGTGGTCTTGGAACTCTATCAAGACCATAGAAGAATAGTACACTGCTGGACTACTACTCGTCAGTCTCACACGGAAAGAGTTAAGCTTGGTCTAACTACTGAGGATAACTTTTACAGTTACGCTGCTAGAAAGATTCGTGAGCTTATGCGTGTATTCCCTACTGAGCGTATCATGCTGGACTCTCAGGGGGGCGGTGTCGCGGTTAACGAAGCCCTACACGAAACCTCTAATTTGCATCCCGGCGAAGTCCCCTTCTGGCCCGTAATTGACGAAGACAAAGAGAAGCCGACAGATGATGAAGCTGGGCTCCATATCATTGAGTTGGTCAATTTCGCCAAGGCTGAATGGACCTCTGAGGCTAATCATGGTTTAAGAAAGGACCTAGAGGATAAGACCTTGTTGTTCCCTAAGTTCGATCCTATCGTCCTCGGTCTAGCCGCTGAACAAGATAAGATCAATAATAAGCTCTATGACACACTAGAAGACTGTGTTATGGAAATTGAGGAGATGAAGAACGAGCTTGTCCTAATCGAGATAACCAAGACCCCGAATGGGCGAGATAGATGGGATACTCCGGACATCAAGGTTGGGGCTAACAAGAAAAAGAAGATGAGGAAGGATAGGTATTCTGCTTTACTGATGGCGAATATGGGGGCTAGAAACTTCTCGTTAGTTGGTCAGGCGGCATACGAAAGCTACGGAGGGTTCTCTAGTGGAGTAGTCGGTAAAAAGGCTAAGTTGGCCTACATTGCTCCGCAGTGGTTTAAGGATGCTCAAAATGCATATGATGGATATTGAGCTTCCTACGTCAGCTCGATCGTATTAAATTGTGCAAGCACAATTCAATTACAATCGGAATAAGCAAATGGCAGTAAAAAAGAGTGTTCCACAGACAACTAACGCGATTCTCCAAGATGAGGCTTTAGCCTCATACACCGGGTTGATGAGCACTTCTGCTAGTAATCGTAGATACCTATCGCTAGAGCCCAACATATCGGTTCGCGATGAGTACAATCGGGAAGACTATTATGGGTTCCGCCCTTCAGAGTCTCCAGAGGGTGATGCTAAGGGCATCATGCGAAAGTGCGTTAAGGCTTACAATAATGTTGGCCTTATCAAGCAGGTTATTGATTTGATGGGGGATTTTGCCTCTCAAGGTATTAGGATCTCCCATACTAACAAGAACATAGAGCGATTCTATCGTAGATGGTGGCAGAAGGTCAATGGAGCTGAACGTTCTGAACGTTTCCTCAACTACCTATACAGACTTGGCAACGTCGTTGTCTATAAAGCCAACGGTAAAATTACTAAATCTGACCAGAAGGATATGTCGAGGGCTGAAAAGAGAGTTATCCCATTCAGGTATGACTTTCTCAATCCACTAGTTGTTGAGGCAGATGGGGACTATTCTGACATCTTCGGCGGGGAGAAGAGCTACAAGATTAGGATTTCTTCCAAGACCAAGAATGCTATCGCCAATAAGAAGGCTGACCCATCTTTCCTAAAGGACGTAGACCCTAAGACTAGAAAGATGATTCTAGATGGTGCCGAGTTTATCCCCTTAGACTCAGAGCGTCTATCACTCTATCATTACAAGAAGGATGATTGGGACGTATGGGCCAACCCAATGATTCATGCCATCTTAGATGATATTACTATGATGGAGAAGATGAAGCTGGCAGATATGTCGGCTTTAGATGGGGCCATCTCTAATATACGACTATGGCGATTGGGTAGCCTAGAGCATAAAATCGCCCCAACTAGAGCAGCCGTAGATAAGCTCAGAGATGTACTAGCTAGTAATGTTGGTGGCGGAACTATGGACCTAGTCTGGGGTCCAGAGCTTGATTTCAAAGAATCTACTAGCCAAATTTACCACTTCTTAGGTAGCGAGAAGTACGGCCCAGTACTTAACGCTGTATATGGGGGACTAGGAGTCCCACAAACCATGACCGGGACCTCCTCTGGTGGGGGTTTCACTAATAATTACCTGAGCCTTAAGACCCTCATTGAGAAGCTTGAGTATGGCCGAGGCCTCCTAGAGAACTTCTGGAGGCTAGAGTTTGAGTCTATCGCTACTGCTATGGGCTTCCCATCTCCAGCGGAACTCCGCTTTGACAATATGATCCTGTCAGATGAGGCGGCTGAAAAGAACCTCTGGATTCAATTGTCAGATCGGCACATCATCTCGGCTGAAACCCTTCGAGAGAGATTCGGCGAGTCTAACGACATTGAAGAGTCACGAATCGCCAAAGAAGAAAAAGACAGAAAGAAGCGTAAATTGCCACCTAAATCTGATCCATTCCATAACGGCAACGTCGAGTCTGAGTTTGTGAAATTGGCCCTCACCAAAGACACACTCAGCATTGAAGATGTGACAGATTATAAGGCAAGAAAGCCTCCTGTCCAGCCCGGAGTTGGAAATCCTGCCGGAAAGAAGCCGGTAAAAGATAATGGCCGACCTTTGTTCAAAAAGGATGCTGGTCCTAGGAAGCAGAGGAGAGTCCTCCCTAAGAGCAAGGCAGATTTGGCTAGTACTATCTTGTGGACCACAGAGGCCCAGAAGAAGATTTCGGCCATACTTAATCCAGTTATGCTTTCTCAGTATGGGTGTAGTTCTCTACGAGAACTGACAACGGCCCAGCAGGCCGAATTAGAGGAGATTAAGTTCGTGACCCTTTGTGGACTAGAACCATTCTCTCTAGTAGATACTGAGTCCGTGGCCGAGGCCATGGAGAAAAAGAAGAAAATAGACGCCCATCCTTTTTACCGAAACTTTTTGGCGACTCATAATAGACAGCCGACTATTGATGAGGCACGTCAAATAAACTGCTTAGCATATGCTTACGAAGAATTTTAAGAAAAAAGCAGAAAACTTACAATAGCTGCGTATTTAAATTATGAGGTAACCAATGCAAGTATATGAAGCTGAAAAATTAGACAACTTATCTGACGCTCTTAAGAGCGTTAGTGTTGCTATGGTCTGCCCAATTACTAGCACGCAGTTACTTAGTGGAGATTCTGAGATAGCTGGAATAACACTAGCTTCAATTAGTGATAGACCAGTTCAAGCAGATCTTTACTATCTAAATTCCATTCTAGTATCGGCGGGATGGAATAAAAACGACGATGTCTTTGACGTAGCAGACCTATGGGCGGCACGCGAAACACCAGTCGACAAGCCATTCAATTATATGCACGATGAGACAGACATCATTGGACATATGATTTCTTCAGCCGCAATGGGTGAGGATGGTGCCATTATTAACGAAGTTCCTCTTCCAGATAAGATGGACCTAGTTACTTCCGCCGTTATTTATAAGACTTGGGGCGACCCCGACCAGTCCATTCGAGTCAATGACTTGATTGCTAAAATCGATGAGGGTCAATTAGCTGTATCTATGGAATGCGTATTTCGAAACTTCGATTATGCAGTTGTTGAACCTGATGGTTCACAAAAAGTTATAGCTAGAGACGAAAACTCTGCGTTCCTCACCAAGCATTTGCGGGCTTATGGTGGCACTGGATCGTATGAGGGCTACAAAATTGGCCGCTTGTTGAGAGACCTATATTTTTCTGGTAAGGGTCTTGTAGATAAGCCAGCAAATCCAAGAAGTGTTATCCTCCCGAAGGAAGTTAACCCATTCAAGCCCGTAGATACTTTTTCCACATTGGCTATGGAGGTAGTGATGCCTGAAGATAATTCAGTGCAACTAGCAGAAGTCAACGCCTTGAAAGAGGCTCTCTCCACAGAGAAGGCTACTGCGAGCACTCTAGCGACAGAAGTCAGTGGTCATAAGGCCACTATCACTTCGCTTGAGACGAAAGTAAATGAACTAGAAGCCACTATCGCGACTATTTCTCAGGAGAAACTGACCCTAAGTCAGGAGATCCAGAAGATGGTTTCTGAAGTGAAAGCTGCTGCAAGAAAGAACGCTCTTGTCACTGCTGGTGCAACCGAAGATAAAGCAACAGAGTTGCTCTCTAAATTTGCAGATGCTACTGACGAGATGTTCGATGTAGTAGTAGCTCTAATTGTTAAGCCGACCCCTGTTACGGACACTGAGTCGGTTGAAGTCGAAGTCGAGACAGAAACTGAAGCTCTAGAAACTGTAACCGAGGTTGATGAACCAGCAGTTGTAGTAGTTGAAGATTCTGTTGCTGACAAGATAAGCGTTGCCTCACAATGGCTGCGTGCTAGTGTCCTTCAGTCCACAAAAAATTCGAAATAAGGGGTAAGGCATGTCACTAAAGGGTGATCGTTACGAGCTAGACACAGACATTTCATTTTTCATGAATGAAACTGCTACTCGTGGTTTGGTTGTTTCTGTAAGTACGGCGGGCTCAGGTGCCGCTATGGATAGTGCTGTAGCTTTGGCGACAGTAAAAGCGAATCCATCTGGAGCATATCCTCTCGGGGTTCTGCTGAATGATATGGTCAACCTTGACCTGACTCGTCAGCACTTGAACCAGCACAAGGATGAAGTCCAGAAGGGTGGCAAGATTACTATCTTGCGTAAGGGATTCGTCACTACTGACGCTATCTCTGGTACACCAGCCGGTGGTCAAGATGCTTATCTTGCTGGTACTGGTCTTATTAGTGCCACTCAGGCCGCTGGGGCTCTGAAGGTCGGTCAGTTCCTTAGTTCTAAGGACGCTGATGGTTTCGCCAAGGTTTCAATCAATCTATAAGGGGTAATTTGATGTCGTTCACTAAGCCGAATCCAGAGTTCATTGAAATGCTTAAGCAGTCTGGCGATACGTCGCCATCTGTAGCATATGCTGGTCAGGAGCAGATGGCGAAAGCTCTTCAGACTCCTCTCCGCGAAGCTATCTTGGTGGGAGACGTTACTGCTCCTATCTTTGAGAAGCTTACACTTGATGGCAATTCTACAGCCGAGTTCCCACTCGACCTGTTGAATCCCGGCGACGAAGTTGACTTCGTAGCCTATACGAATCCCGGCCATGGTCGGATTCCAGAACGAGCAGTTGAAGGCGACTACATTCAGGTTCCGACCTATGGTATCGCTAACTCAATTGACTTCTTGGCACGATATGCCCGTGACGCCCGCTGGGATGTTGCTGGTCGTGCTATGAAGGTGCTGGAAGCTGGCTTCGTTAAGAAGATTAACGACGATGCTTGGCACGTTCTGCTTGCCGCTGGCGTAGACCGAAACATCATGGTATATGATGCTGACGCTGCTGCTGGTCAGTTCACTAAGAGATTGGTTTCTCTTATGAAGTCGGTTATGCGAAGAAATGCTGGGGGTAACTCTGGCTCTATCTCTCGCGGTCGATTGACCGATATCTATCTTAGCCCAGAAGCTCTGGAAGATATTCGAAACTGGGGCGTGGACATTGTTGACGAAACGACTCGTAGAGAAATCTACGTCGCTAGCGACGATGGTGCTATTACCCGAATTTTCGGTATCAACCTCCATGCTATGGACGAGCTTGGTGAGTCACAGGAGTATCAGTCCTACTTTACTAGTCAGCTTTCTGGTGCCCTTGGCCCATCAAGCGACGTAGAGTTGGTTGTTGGTCTTGATATGACTAGCCGAGACTCCTTCATCATGCCTGTTCGGCAGGAAGTTATGATCTACCCAGATCCTAGCTACTTCCGTCAGGGAAGAGTTTCGTTCTTCGGAAATTGCGAGCTTGGCTTCGCAGCATTAGACAACCGTCGCATTTTGCTGGGTTCTCTCTAAGAGAATTTTGGCCTAATCAAACTAAAGTCGCAGAAGTTAATCGCTTCTGCGATTTTTTTTGGCTATAATGGATTTGCTGGCATCTCCGAATTTGGCGTAGAAAAAGGAAAATCATGCTGCTCGATGACAAAACAATTAAAGAATTTGGCTATTCACAAACTTCACTTAGCAAGCACTCAAAAAATATGCTCTGGCTTAAGTGTGATTACTGTAGTAATGAGTATACCAATGCACACTGCCGAAGAGTAAAGTCAAATGCAATGCTGGATAAAGACGCATGTAGAAGCTGTAGGATGATAAAAATAGGCGATATTAACTTTATCAAACTTGGGGTAAGAAATGTTTTTGAGCTAAAGTCTACCAAGGATAAATTAACTAAGACAAATCTGGATAGGTATGGAGTTGAAAGACCATCACAATCTCAGGCCATTAAGGATAAAGTTAAAGACACCATGATGGAGAGATATGGTGTCGATAAGATAATGGATATAGACGGGGTAAGAGACAAGATTAAAGAGACTAACTTAAAGAAGTATGGTGTTGAGAATGCTTCTTCGGTTGAGGAGTTCAAGGAGAAAAGGAAGAATACGTGCAAAGAGAGATTTGGTAAAGAGACATATCTCGGGTCTGAAGATTGTATCAAGAAAACAAAGGAGGTCACTGGGGTCGACAATGTGTTCCAGCTAGAATCGGTAAAAGAGAAGTCTAGACAAACTATGCTAGAGAAGTATGGCGTAGATAATCTAATGAAGTTGCCAGAGGTGAGAAAGGATAGGATCAAGAAATGCAGACAGACCAAGATAGATAAAGGAATATTAGCTATTCATAAGGGCAGAACCAAAAGAGAATGGGCAGAAGAAACTGGCTTTTCTAGGTCCCGATTTAGCGTTCTAGTAAAAGAGAACGGGTGGGAATTGGCTGTTAAGATGACCCCACGAATTAGTTCCCTAGAAGCAATAGTCGAGGATTGGCTGAAGCAAGCTGGGATAGAGTATAGCAAGCAGGTAAAAATTGGCAGATATTATGCCGATTTCACAATAGGTAATTTGGCCATCGAACTCAATGGTACTTATTGGCATAGTGAACTACACAAAAAGGACGACTATCACGTTAAGAAGAGAGAGTTCTATATTGAGCAAGGATTCGTACCGCTATTCTTTGGTGAAGATGAAGTCACTCAAAAGTTCCATATAATTAAATCTATCATCCTCAACAAACTTGGCAAGAGTACCCGCCTATTCGCTCGCAAGCTCAAAATTGGCCAAGTCGGTAAAAAAGAAGGTGCCAAATTTTTAGAGGACAACCATCTCATGGGACAGGGGCGGGGCGAATGCATCGGCCTTTATGATGGTACTGAGTTAGTAAGCCTAATGAGGCTTCGTCGAGTCAAGGGAAACGATTGGGAGATTTCCAGATTTTGTAACAAGGTTGGCCATTCGATTGTGGGCGGTTTGAGTAAGATCCTCTCCTTTTTTACTGAGGTGTTTAAGCCCGAAGGGCTTATTTCCTTTGTGGATTTGAGATATGGGACTGGAGACTATATGGAAGGGCTTGGCTTCGTAAGGGGCAAGGCTTTTAAGAGCTTTAAATGGACAGATGGTAAGAATTTGTTTAATCGCATGAAATTCCCATCTAATACTGGCTATGATCATAAGCTCTATAAGTTGTGGGATTGTGGTCAGCTCAAGTTTTCCAAGAAATTTATGTAAGCAGGAGAACTGGGGTAAGTCAATCTTAAGTAATCAGGACAATGAAGGTCGCAGAAGTAACTCTCTGCGACCTTTTTGCGTATTTACTTATGGAGAACAAATACGGATCTGTTGATCCGCTGTTGGTCGAATTTGGGGGATTTATGAACGGTTACGAAAAAGCTCAGTCGTTGAATTTGACCGGAACTGACGCGGAAATCGTGGCCGTTCTGCATACTTTGACTGTGTCAAACATCGCTGTAGATGCTGTTCGCGTGTGGCTCCGGGAGAATCTACTGTGGTTCCGATCGAGCCCAACAACAATGGGTGGGGCGATTCAGCAGGTGATAGAATCACCATCGACTCCGGATGAGACGAAACAGCAGCTCGGAATCTTCTGGAGTGCTGTTTTTGGTGATGGTGCTCAGAACCTGCTGACGACGGTCCCTACATGGGCTGGTCTTGTGTGGCAAATCATTCAGGGGCTTACTCAGGCCGCTCCGGATGCCGCCGCTTTGGTTGATTCGTTCTATGCTCTGGATGGTGGCAGGCCGTACAAGGAACTGACTGTTGAGCAATTTGCAGCACAAAGACAGGCTGCGGAAACCGAGGCAGCACTGACAGCAGCGCGAAACGAACGCCGGTCACTTTACGACGCATTTGAAAACGCTGTCGGCACATCAGAGCAACCTGAAAAGATCAACGAAATGCGGACAATGCTTGATGCGTTGGAGGCTGTTTGAAATGACAGTCTACTCCGAGTTAACACGATACTCCGCATCGATCTTTTTCGACTTTTCGGCGGCCGGAACAAAATATCAGAACACCGGAAAAACTGTCAGTGTTGCTGACGGCGATCCTGTGGCGGTGCTGGTCGGGACAGGATATGGTAGCAGCACTGCAGATGCTGTGAGGTCGACTGCCGACGCTAATCGGCCAGTGTATCGGGCCAACTTCTCCGCAAGTGGTTATCCGGCTTTGCAGTTTGACGGAACTGATGACTTGATGCTGATGAGTGCGACTGGGGCACCATCTGGGACATCATCACTTCGGTTTTTGCTTGCAGCAGTACACGCTACATCAACATCAGGTGCCAGAACGATATTTTCGCGAGCGTCTGACATTCCATCACAGGTATATCTTTCAAGCGCCAATCTTGAGTGCCAGAATCCGACGTTCACTGCCACTAACGCATCAGCAACAGGAAGGTTCGTGTTAGGGTTATTGATCGACGGATCAGCTACAAAACCGACATCAATGGTAACGACGGGCTGCGGAGGCGCTGCCAGAAAGATCAGTGCAACATCAGGAGGCAGCGGGAGTTTTTCGTTTGGTGGATACGTATCAGGAGTTAACCTGTTCGCAGGCGGAATCTCGCAGGTGATATATGGCACGATGCCGTCCACGGCTACGCTGTTGGAATTCCACCAAATTGCAAATGCACTGAGTCAGGACTGGGGCATGGGTGATGTGCCATTATCCATCGGATCAAACAAGCCACAACACCCAATGAGTCAGCAGGTGATCGGATGAGACCAACGATTCTTCACATCGGTGGGGTTTTGTATTGGACAATTCAAACGCGAAATCCAGACACGCAAGTGCTCAAGGATGCTGATTCCACGCCGTCCGTTGCTGTGCGGAAAAACGGATCTTCAGTCGCGGATTCCGTTACGATCACAAAGCGATCAGCCACATCTGGGCTTTACGATTGCTCGTATAATCCTGCTGGTGAAGTCGAGGGGGACACATATCAGTTCGAAGAGTCTGCGGCTGTCACTGGAACGACGACAAGTTCCGCGACTTACGTCAATCAATTTTCAGTTCGTGCTGTCCATGCAGGAGCAGTGGAACTGGACTCCGCTAGTCGTCTCGCGATCTGGAATACACTGACCACAGAAACATTCACAGCAGACTCATTCGGTGATCTGCTGATAATCAGCGATGGAACTAACGGGCGTGAGGTAAAAGTGACTGGGGCCAATCACATCGCTGCAGACGTACATGATGTGCAACCTGATGGACTGACTGCCAGTACAGACATTATCGCGATCAAGGCAAAGACTACTAACTTGCCTACTGATCCCGCCGATCAGTCACTCGTTGAGGCAGCAATCACAGCGGCGACTTCCCCACTGGCGACTCCTGCTCAAGTGAACGCTCAAGTTCTTGATGTCCTCTCAGTGGATACATTTGGCGAGCTTTCCTCCCCACCAGCAGCGACATCGTCACTTAAAGATAAGCTTGTTTGGTTATTTATGTGGGCACGCAATAAGGCCACAGCCACTTCATCCCAGCGTAAGCTTTACGCAGATGATACTACGACGGTGGTTTCTACCGAAACCGTGGGAGATGACGGAGTCACCTTCACGAAGGGAGAAGCCTCGTGATCGACAGTAAAAGGGAGCGGTCTGCCGTTCTTTCATTCGCTAGCCCCAATGGACTCCGGGAGCCCAAAGCTAGTCCAGACATATTGGACAGGGCCACATTGCTGGGTCACTACATATTTGTGTCTGGCCAAACTGGTCAAAGCGTTGTCACGATAAGGGCCAGTTTAGTGATCAACCGTACACTAGACATAGAATTGATCAGATAAGCATGTCACACATAATAGCAGATAGAGTAAAAGAAAGAGTCCAGAGTCCAGCAGGTACTGGTATTTTGTCTTTACTGAATACCACTTCTGGCTATCGAAGATTTTCTTCGGTCATGTCTTCTGGTGATACTTGTTATTATTGCTTAGAATGTCCATCAAATGGGGATTGGGAGTGTGGACTAGGCACATATTCTTCCAATAATGCACTATCTAGGACCACTGTTTATAGCTCATCCAACAGCGGAGCTATTGTAAATTTTGCCAATCGTGTTTCGTATGCATTTATATCTTATGTAGCTTCTAGAGCCATATACCTCGACCCATCCGGGGAATTGAATTTAGCTCTCAGTGCCCTAAATGATGTGAGCCTAACGGCTCCTTCCAGCGGCCAGATCTTATCTTTTACTGGATCTGAGTGGGTGAATGGCCCAGTTCCGGGCTCGTATTCTGATGAAGAGGCCCAAGATGCAGTAGGAGGAATCTTAACTGATACTTCAAGCATTAGCTTTAGCTACAACGATGGAACCCCATCGATATCCGCTTCTGTAAAGAATAGCGGAGTGACCAACGATATGTTGGCCACTGGAATCGACGCGACCAAGCTCGGAAGTGGGAGCGTTAGCTCCACAGAGCTTGGCTACCTAGATGGGGTCACTTCTTCTTTACAGGTGCAGCTAGACTCTAAGTATGCTTCTGCGAACCCGAGTGGATATCTGACTGCGTCAGTGGCGTCAGCCACTTATCAACCTCTAGATGCAGACTTAACCTCACTGGCTTCAGCCAGCGGCTCTGGCATTTATGAGCGGTCTGGTGGTAGTTGGACCCCAGTAGTGATTGGGACTGGGTTGTCATTGGGGAGTGGCACTCTCTCTAATACGCTGGATTTATCCAGCTATCTGACTAGTTCGGTGGCGACAGCCACCTACCTGCCTTTGACTGGCGGTACGCTAACCGGCGATCTAAAATTTACTGATGCTACTTATGACATAGGCAAGAGCGGTGCGACTAGACCGAGGGATGGGTTCTTTAGTAGGAACTTGACTGTAGGAGCGTCGATATACGTCCCAGCCTATGGATCATCGGGAACGCCTATACTCAGTTGGGGTGGAGGTGATTTCGGCTTGTATGCGGCTACTTTCGGAGTTGCATTCAAGGCATATGGTGCTGCTGCCGCTGTTGCGGCTTTGAATAGTGGATTGATTGTAACAAGCGGATCTACTATCTGTTGGTCATCTACGTCTAGCGTAGACGGTACTAGAGATGTGTGTTTATGGCGAGGTGGAGCTGACATACTTGACCTCCAAAGAGGCACCAATGCCCAGACGTTTCGCCTCGCAGAGACATGGACTTCATCCACCTCATTCGGTGCTTTGCAAGTCAAAGCCAACACCGGAGCGGCCTATCAAATCGGTAGTGCTATTGGAAGTGCTGGCGGAACGAATAGAGCGATTACATTTGGTCACTGGAATGCTGCTGGCACATTTACAGCATCATTATCTGCTGCAGCGGACGGTTCTTTGACTTTTCTTGGTTCGTATTCGCTGGTTTCAAATAATTATAATCTGCAGTTGACTAATTCTCCTTCAGCGGCATTTGCTGGAACAGCATTTGGATTTTCTGCTTCTGCGGGACATTCAAATACCGTAGCGATTGGCACGAACTCAACTACAACAGCCGCAGGTCAGTGCGTTATCGGTGGAAATGCTGCTGGTATTACGTCTGTGTTCATCGGTAATGGTGTCACACACGGAACGCCCAACAATATTGTTTACAATGCAACGGGCGGGTCTGGGGCGAACACAGCAGGAGCATCACTTGCCTTGGCTGGTGGAAAAAGTACAGGATCAGCAAATGGAGGGTCAGTTAAAGTACAAGTTTCTCCTGCTGGATCTAGCGGTTCTACACTAAATACGTTAGTAGATGCGGTTGTAATAGATTCTAATAAAAATTCAACATTTTATGGAACTATTTCTTCACCAAGTCTTACTCCTCTTCTACTATTGCAAATTTGGGGCTAAATAATGGCTAAAACATATACAATTCCTGTAACTCAAAACATCCAATCGGCCTTCGGCACTTTGCTGAACGCTGACTCATTCAGTGCAGCCAACGGTGGAACCGCACCAACTAATACCAAGCTCCTATGCACAGCAGGTGCTGACGGTAGTATTTTGAAGTCTTTAGTAATTTCTTCAGACGACTCATCTTCGAGAACGATCCAGTTCTGGGTAAGTACAGACGCTGGAACTACAAAGTATTTAATTGGATCTATTACTGTTGCAGCTAGTAGCGGGACCAATGGAACAAATGCGAATGTGGACTTTTTAGGAAGCCAAATTCTTTTAGGAATGTGTACCGATGCAAGCGGCAAGTATGTTATTCCTTTAGCAGCCAATGCTCGAGTCTACTACTGTGTGACTACTGCCGCTGTTACAGCAGGTAGAACAGTCTACATTGCAGCAACGTTGGAGGACTTTTAATGCAAAGTGGTATGTCTAACGGGGGAATGAGTTCTCCCTTAAATAGCGTACTGAGAAAGACTATTAGTCCTTCGTACGATGATAATCCTAACCCTATCGCAGGAGCGAGCTGGCCACAGTATCTGAAAAATGCTATGGTTATTACCCCTCCACGTAGTCATATAACGCCCAATACTTTTGGTGGCTATCCAATTCTGATTATGCCTAAGCAGGGTGGACAGGTATTTATGCCTTCCGCCTTGATGGTTGGATCTCCATCACAGTCAGTTTCTAACCCAGCTATTAGATTAGGGTACGCTAGTAATCAGTGTTTTGAATTGAGTCAAGCTGGATCACACATAGCCTATTTCGGGAATGGAACAGCGGCTGGTACAAAATTGGGATATGCGTGTAAATATCATATTAGGTCAGATGGATTCTATGGATTTTCATCTACTTCTAGTGGTACTACCTTAGCAGATGCTGACACCGCCTTGTTTCGCGTTGGGTCTGGCACCGTTGGCATTTATAATCCGACAACTCCAGCAACCGCCCAAACATTTGAGTTATATAACACTTGGACTTCTACTACAAGCTTTGAAAATCTTAGATTTAGGTCTGTGGCTGGAGCGGCCTATCAAATAGGTAGTGCTATTGGGAGTGCTGGGGGTACGACACGACCAATAGAAATTGGGCACACAAATTCAGCCGGAGCATTCACTTCAAGAATTCATATCACTGCTGCTGGCAACGTCGGAATAAGTCACGGGACTGCTGGGTATCTGAGAGATATTTTTCAGGTAAACACAACAAGCACGTCTACGTCGTTTGGTTCAGGAAGTATTGCTCCTCAAGGTATCACGATCACAAATTCGACCAACACGGTGAACCGACCTATCGGATTGCAGTTCTCGGGGTACGAAGGCTGGGGATTCGGCGGCATTTATGGAACTATGACGAGCGGTGGTGGCAACACTTATGGCCGAATATCAATCGTACTACGATCGGCATCAGGAGGATCTTATTCCGAAGTTTGTCGCTGGGATGAAAACGCCTGTATGTTGGTTACACCGTGGTTGAGTACGTCAGGTTCGCCATCGGCGTTTGTACTTACAGATGCTGCCCACACTACGATGACTGCTTCAACTGAGGCAACATCTGTCAACTTTAATCTATCGTCTACAAAGCAGTTCGCGACAGGAGCACTAACGACTCAGCGAGCAATGCGGATTCAGGCACCTACCTATTCGTTCGTAGGTGCGAGTACGATCACGACAGCATCTACGCTTTCTATTAGTGGGCCTCCGATTGCTGGAACAAATGCGAGTATCACGAATAAGTGGGCACTGAATGTTGAAAGTGGTCACATACGAGCAAACAATGGAATTAGCATCGGTACTAATTATACGAATTCCGCAATAAATCTTGCTTCCTTTCAATGGATTAGCTGGAATAACGTGCAGTTGATTACTGCAGGAAATACGTACGATGGAGTTGCTTCGGTATCTTTTGGTAATTGTGGGATTGATTCAATATCTCAAATTAGGCCAGTATCGAACTCGCTTACAATAAGAGCTGGAACCAACGCCCAAACTTTTAGTGTCAATGGAACGTGGACATCATCCTCCGCTTATGAACTCATTAACATAAAAGGAAAAGCTTCTGCTAACTTCGAAATCGGCCCAGAAAGTGGGAGTGCTGGAGGCACTCTGAGGGGCCTAACGATTGGGGGATACCCAGCCGGTGCGTCTACAATTGTTGGATGGGCACAATTCCGACCTAATACTTCGACGGGGGTACTAGAGGCGTTCTATCTTGGACCTATCGCTGACAGTACGGTGACTGGCGGAAATGCGAGAGGGACTAACTCGGTTGATTTGCAAACAGTCAGGACTTCAGCTTCGCAAGTGTGTGTGGCACAAAGGTCCGTGATTGGTGGTGGAGAGAGAAATACTATTGAAGTGTTTTCTTCCGTAAGCGTTATCGGAGGAGGGTATCAAAACTCAATCACAGGTTTTGGTTATTATTCCGTGATAGCTGGAGGATACCTAAACACGCTCAGTGGATCTCCGTACTCAGTGATAGGTGGAGGGCGAGAAAATACAGTCACAACTGAGATTGGTATCATTCCCGGAGGAGTCGGAGCGTCTACTACTCGTTACTGCCAAGAGTCAACTGCGAGCGGAATGTTTGCTGCGGCTGGTGACGCTCAAACTGTGCGATTGCGTGCAAGGATAAAAACAACAGACGCCACGCCATCAACACTAATGCTGGATGGGTCTGCAAAAAGATTCACGATCCCAAGCGGAAAGATCATGTTCTGCGATATTCTTGTCAGTGGTATAAAATCAGACGGCTCAGCCGCAGCCTGCTATAAGCGGAAAGTAGCTATCAAAAATGTGGGCGGAACAACATCTTTGGTTGGTACTGTTGAAGCCATAGGCACAGACATTGAAGATGACGTATTGACGGACGTAGTCATTACTGCGGACAATACCAATGACGCTCTAGATATTAGTGTCACTGGTATCGCTGGTGAGACGTGGAGGTGGGTTGCTGTGGTAGAAGGATTGGAAATAGCGTATGGCACCTAATAGAACAAGCGGAGCACGATAATGGCGACAGTCCCTAATTATTCACAACCAGCAATCTTCTCTGAGGTAGCTACACCTACAGTCCCAGATTCTGGCTATCTAAAAGTCTATGCTAATAGCGGAGTTTTAGCCTCTATAGCAAATGGTGGCTCTGAAAAGAGGTACGTAGCAATTTCTGACAGTGGGCTTCCTATTGGGGCTTACACATTACCCACCACAGACGGGACTTCTTCGCAGGTCTTACAGACCAATGGGAGCGGCACGGTAACTTGGCAGACTGTCAGCGGTGGAGGCGGCATCACTTCTATCAACGGCGATACGACTGCTGCTCAACTACTCACAGTAGGTACTGCCGGTACTGACTTCGCTATTGATTCGACAACAACTCCCGGTACATCAGTCTTCAACCTCCCAGATGCGTCAGCTACTGCAAGAGGTCTAGTTACTACTGGTACTCAGACATTTGCTGGTACTAAGACCCTTGCTGGCGATCTGCTGTTTACCGATGCCACTTATGACATTGGCAAGAGCGGAGCGACTAGACCACGCGATGGATTCTTTAGTCGGAATCTGACTGTAGCGACAAGCATCTCAATCGGAGCCGCAACCGGAGGGGTATTAAACATACCCGCGTGGCAATGGGTGTCGATTGGGGGTTCGTTAGTTCGGGGAGGTGACACTGCTGATGGGGTTGGAATTTTATACATTCCGGGAGTTTCACTGAATGGTGCTATTGTTCCTTCTTCTAATATACTGAATGTGCGGAGCAGCACAAACGCCCAGACACTCAACCTATACAACACTTACACTTCAGCAACGAGTCTTGAGACGTTCAGAATCAAAGCCAACGCCGGAGCAGCCTATCAAATCGGTTCTGCTATTGGGAGTGCAGGTGGAAGTAATAGAGCGATAGAAATTGGGCACTACAGTTCTGCTGGGACGTTCACTAGTGCGCTGAGTATCGCGACGAGTGGGACTTTATCCGCTTCTGCTCCGCTATCTTTTGCAGCGGCTGGCTACATCGACTTGAGTAGTACAACCTATTCGAGAAGTAATGTCGCCATTCGAATGAATTATGGAAGCGGGACTCCCGGAGGTATTTATGGCTCAAACGGTAACGTCGGATTTTCAGCAGCCTCATCGTTTTTCTTTGATGCTGTCCAAACTCGCTGCTGCGTGCCAAATTCAAGTGGATACGCGATTGGGGGCACCACATCACCGTCTCATCATGTGATGTTAGCGTCTCCATCATCTGGCGTGATGGAAATTAACTCTGGAACTCCCGGAGCATACAGAGACTTGTTAGTCAGAAACCTGACTTCAAATTCAGAAACAATAACCCAAGTTGTAGCAACTACAGGTTCCCCAACAGCCTTCACCGTCACTGGTGCAGCCCATACTACGTTGACTCTGTCCACCGAAGCCACAGACGTAAACTTCAACTTGGCCAGAACTGTCCAATTTGCCACAGGAGCTATTACTACTCAACGGGCGATGCGAATCCAAGCTCCTACGTATAGCTTCGTAGGTGCAAGCACGATCACGACAGCGAGTACGCTGTCTATCAGTGGACCTCCAGTCGCAGGCACTAATGCGACTATCACGAATGCTTATGCGTTGAATGTTGAGAGCGGGAATAGTTATTTCGCTGGGAACGTCCGAGCGGTTGGCTCGTCTGTGTATGCTCCATCCTACGGATTTGGCTCAGACAACTCAGGGTTCTTTAGATCAACTTCATCTAGGGTTTTTCTTGGCTTAAATGGGAATGTGCAATACGATTTCAACTCAGGTAACCTGTGCATAAACAGCGGTTCGTATGGAGTGGCTGGAGGATCTGTTGACTCTAACAGTGCCGACGTTTTGTGGGTGCGAGACGCTGCCGGTATGTGGGCGACACGAAACGGCACTAACGTCCAATCACTAGGCATCTACGGCACATGGACATCAACTTCATCCTACGAACGTGTAAACGTCCGGGGCAAAGCCTCAGCCAACTTCGAAATCGGCCCAGAGAACGGGAGTGCCGGAGGCACTCTTAGAGGACTAACGATCGGCGGCTACTCTGCTGGCACTACCACTATTACCCCTTGGCTCACCTTCACAAGTTCCGGAACTCCCACATTCAACCTAGGCACCCTAGTCATCCCATCCGGTGGTACAGGTCTACTGTGCCAACAGACTAACATCTATTTAGACAGTTACGGTACTCACTCCGGTATTAGATATAGAAGATCTGAAGGCACGCAAGGTTCCCCTACTGGAGTTGCCCTTAATAGCTTGCTGGGATTCGTAGCAACTTATGGCTATCATACTGGATCTGCTTATCACTCAACACAGGGGGCTTCTATCTCCTTCTATGCGACTGAGGCATTCACCTCGGGGGCACAAGGCTCTAAGATTGTCTTTGGAACTACCCCAAATGGTACGACCACTAATACAGTCGCCCTGACCATTGACCAGAATCAAGTGGCCACCTTCTCTAAGCTGGTCGCCCAAAGTGCGGCTGAAATAACCAGTACGCCTTCCGGCACGACTCAAACCATAACCCTGAACAACGGAAACCATCAAACTCTTACGTTGACAAGTGCTACAGGGGCGGTCACAGCCACCCTAACGGTGCCAAGCAATGTTTCGAGCGGTACGATTATTGTGAAGCAACATGCTTCTACTGTTCGCGATATCACTTGGGCAGTTTCCGCTGGAACCATAAAGTGGATGGGGACTGAACCAGACTGGGCGGCTGACGCAGCTAGCGACATAAGAATTGTCTCTTGGAGATATGATGGATCAGTTATGTATCTTATGAGTACAGATAAGGCAGCATAATGGTCAGTAAAGAAGATATTTTCAAATTTTCGCCGTGTGTCGCTGCTACTCAGCAGTTAGTAGACACATGTTTTGCTGGGAGGGAATTCCTTACCGTACCAGATATATTGGCGTTAGCCCTAGAAGATGAGTACAAATTGTGGCTATTACTACGTCCAGAACTTCTTTCTGAAGACAAATTGGCAAAGATTCGGGCAGATTTTATCGGCCTAATGAATCAACAGTGGTTAATAGATTTATCATTTTCTTGCCCAGTTTATGATATAATTGGTAAAGTGGCTAGATGTTTCGATAGGCCATACCCAGAGACATATGCAGAATTGATTAGGATAGTGGAGAGTTATGCCTAGTACATCTTTCACTTCCCCAACTACTGCAACCAATGATGCGGGCATTGGAACGACGGCTTGGACTATAACATCAGTAACAAACTGTATTTGCCCAGTCGATAAGACTACGTCAAACTACTTAGAGATGACCGGATATGGATTCGATATACCTACAGGGGCAACCATATCAGGAATAGAGGCCACAATTACTTGCTCAAGTAGCGGGAGCGATACTCTTTACGTTCAAATCATGAAATCAAATAATGTCGTGGGAACCTCAAAATCAGTTTTTCCTTTAGCGACAACCGCATTTGGCGATAGCTCAGATTCATGGGGGACCGGATGGACCGAAGCCGACGTTGAAGCATCTGGGTTTGGTGTGGCTATTTGGGTAGTAGGAGGATCTAATGGGAATACAGTAAATGTGACTGGGGCAACTATCAGAATAACGTACACAACTGGGGGCGGTGCCGCCCCCGGAAGTTCAACAAGTGGTCATTTTCTTTTTACTTGGGTCATTTAGGAGTTAATCATGCCATTCGAAGTACCAACATCAACATTCAACGCCGTAGAGCATGCCACCAACAAGGTGCTACGCTCCAATCAGCTCGAAGAAAGTATTCTTCAGCAGTTTAAGTCTTCTTATGAAGATTTCTGGGGAGTTTCTGGGTCAGACGCTACAAATGAAGTAGATGGCGTACAAGTCACTACTTTCACTGGTGGCGGAAGTCGCTATACGGTTGAAGAAATGCAGTCTATTGTCACTACTTTAGGGGCTACGGCGATAGCAATCATGACAGCCGCTGGTGGTCTGGTCCAATTTATTGACGCAGCTTATCCCGGAGTTCTAGAAGATCGTTATAAGTCTGCGGCATTCGAATATACAGTTGGGGCCGGTATTACCTTGACAAAATTGGCAGATGTGTGGGCTGTGCCAGTAGACGCCCCATAATCCCTCAACAATTTTTGCTAGCTTAGATATACTAGCAATGGTGTATGCGTATTTACTATTGAATAAAAGGAAAATGTTATGACAAAAGAAGAAATTCAGAACGTAGTAGTACTAATCGACGCCGGAGCGAGAGCCTTGGCTTCACAGAATCCCCTAGATAAAGCCGGTTCTATTATGGCAACTGCCCATGAGTTGTCACTTAAATTGACCAAAATGGTGGAGGATGAAGGATAGTGGATTCGCCCATCTCATCTCTGCCGATATCTGGATCTGCAACACTTTCTCAAAATGGGGAAATGTTTACAGTTATTTTGTCCCTAAATAGGGTTATGACTTTCACTTTACAGATTGCCTACTAATGTCAAGCGAAATACATGCCCTAGATTATGGGACCGAACTCCGGATAACGGTAAAAGATGATGATGTAGTTGTAGACATCTCGACAGCTACCGGCACGGACTTCCTGATCAGAAAACCTGATGGGACGCTCCTGACGGTAGCTGCCGATTTTTATACAGATGGAACTGATGGTATACTAACGTATACTACAGTAGAAGGAGATACCGATATAGTTGGTCTCTATAAATTCCAAGCCAGAATAACTCTTGGTGGTGTTTTCTATACTAGTTGGGCGACCTTTAAAGCTCACTGTAATGTGTGAGTGTCTGGCTAATTCGCCATCCACTCGTTTCGGATGTGGGCGATCGCCCACAGGGGAGGCATCATGTGGAATACTGAAATAGGCACGATTGTCAGATATCTAGTTAATGATACTGATATATCTGACCCATCCTACCCGGACGAAAGAATTGAGCAGACCATACTCGTTGCCGCTCAGCTCGTTTCTACTGAAATTGATTTTGAACAAGTCTACACAATTAATGTAGAGCGGTGTTCCATCTCTCCCGACCCAACAGAGCCATCCAGTAAAGATGATGGCTTCATAAACCTTATCTCTCTGAAAGCAGCCTGCATCATAATTGGGGCAGAATATAAGACCCACAGCCTATCGGCTGTTCGAGTCAGTGATGGCCCATCCAGTATTGATATGGGTGGTGTGGCCACCAACTTTAAGAGTCTCTATGCCGATATGTGTGAGAGATACGAACGAACCAAATTGAACTTTGCTACGACCAATAATAATGTTGGTGAAGCTATCTTGTCCCCCTATGGATCTTATTGGAGTAGACACTAATGCCAGATGTAGTATCATTTGCCGGTACTGGAGTCGTTTATAAGAATGGGACTGCCACAGTTTATGCTGATAAATTGGGCAATACCAAAAAGGTGAACCCAAGAGTTGAGCACAATGTGATTGTGGCACAATCTGGCATCCTCGATAGTCGTGTAGACGACAAAACCTACTACTCAAGTTAGGCGAATCCATGCAAATTCCCGCTAACGTGTACACTAAATATGCTGAGGCTATGTCATTGTTTTCCTCTCTGGATAACTTTGGTGTGCCCTGTCAGCTAGTGTATCAGAAGACATCGCTCATAGCCTCTACTCCTACAGAGATAAGGCAGAGGCTGACTATGTCGCCTCAGGTGGGTCAAGCGGGAATGATTAGGGGCGGCGAGGCAACCAAGTTAGTTGAAACTACTGAGGATGTGACACTTCGTGTCTATTCCGACAAGAAGAGTTTTGACAAGGTGGGAGCCTTTGAGTTCATCTCGGGCTCCTGCATGACGATAGGGACTCTCTCCCAGATGGATAATCTAAGGAGAGCTTCATTCCTAATAACTCATAGCGAATCTAATGGCGAGGCCAGACTCCAAAGGAGTGGCGAAGTTCTAGTGTGGGGGCTAAACGGGGAATACTGCGTAGCTCACTGGACTAAATAATGGCAAAATCCCGAATCCAAATTATTGAGTCCACCTCCTCAATATCTGCCAAGGTGCTATTTGAGGTAGTAGAGCAAGTTGACAAGAAGATGAGGAAAGCCGCCCCTCAGATTAATTTGAGAGTGGGCGAACTTATAGAGACAAGGATTAGGGCCACTCCTCATGTGAAATCTTTGATATCTGGCCAACTTCAGGCTGATTTCGGCTTGAATATAGGAGAAGCCGAAGAAGCTATTGAGTCACTCCTGTTCGTGGTAAAGCGATCAGTAAAAGTGAATCTTGGCATCAAGAATAGGGGCTCTTTGGGGAATTCGGCATGGTCTATGTCGGTCTCAATACTCCCAGATGGCTTCAGTGACATCCTAAAAGGCATAGGAACATACCAAAGCCCCAGAAGCGGCGAATTTATTCCTTGGATGGAGTGGCTATTAACTAAGGGGACTACGATCATCTATGATGACTTTTTCGTGGCCAAAGGGGAATTCAGGACAAGTAGGTCTGGTTTCGCCCTGATGTTCCCCTCTGGTGAAAGTGGCAAGATCTTCCGAGTTGACCCAAACTTCGCCGGAACGGCAGATGATAACTTTGTTGTTAACACCATTGCTTCTCTTTTACCGGAAATTGGCAACATAATGTTCAGTTACCTACAGTGAGGCTTGTATGTCATTAAAAGGTTTTGTTAGGTTGGGGGATTCTACTCTCACCAATGATATACAAGAGAATCTGGTCTCATATTTAGACTACAACCTTCTCCAGATGGGGAATTTTGTTGATGTTCCCGTTCCATCTACGGGACTTTATGGGGGAGTTGATAGTAGGCTTCGCTTGGTAGATGATCCTCGGTATACATCTGGACAGGTCTGGGCCACCTTCAGGCCAAATCTAGTTTGGGAATCTGGAGTCGGAGCCCTAACTTCTACTAATCCAGCCTATCCGGGGGTTTCTGGGGTTCGTGTTAATTCAACTCTATATCCACCCTCTACTACTGGTACTTATGCCTATCATGTTGACCACATAAATGGGGCAGTAAGGTTTGATACAGCTATAGCCGCAAGCTCTGTAGTAGAAATGGCCTACTCCTATAAGTATGTGAGTGTTACACGCTCAGATGGGCTGGGCTGGTTTAAGCAGCTACAGGAGAGATCTGAGAGATCCAATGGGGACTTCGCCTCACAAAGTGGGATCTATGAACTCCTGCCCGAAAACCGCCAAGCTCTCCCGGTAATAGGCGTTGAATTGGCGGGGCGTAGGTTGGCCCCATATCAGTTGGGAGGTGGCCAATTGGTCGAAACAGATTTCTACTGCCATTGTGTGGCGGAAGACTCCTACACGCGGGATTCCCTTGTGGATGCCCTTACATACCAATCTAAAGCCTCCATGAAGATGTATGATCTTAACGAAATCGCAGACGCTGATGATTTCCCCCTAGATTACCGGGGAGTCCCAAATTCTGGGGCAAAAACCTACCCCGATTTGTGTAGCACATATTCTGGCAGAACCATGTATATCAAAGATGCGAAGCTGGATTCTGTATACTCGTTGGGCACCCTAAAAATTGGCACAGTTAAAATTACCACTGAGGTAATTCATTTTGGCGTATAAATAGTTAGAAGTTCCTTTTTACTGGAGAAAATAAATGGCGTTTAATACAAGTTCAAATAAGCGTGTTTTTTACGCCACTCAAGGTGTTGCTATCGGCGACATGGGGGCTACTGGCGTAAAAGATGCATGGGGCACCAGCAATGCTGGAACCGATTTTAATGGTTCCGGCAATATGATCATCATGCATGGTCTTCAGAGCCTTGGGGTTAATACCAACTTCAGTCTTGAAGCCGTGCAGGAATTGGGTCAGCTTTCGATCTATGAGAACGTGGAAGAAGTTCCGGATGTCGAGGCGACTATGGAGCGTCTGCTGGATGGCTACACGATGGCCTATCATGCTGCCACTATTACTGCTAGCGATCCTACCCTTTCTGGCAGAGCCAACGCGAGAGCCGACCTCAGAATGATTATCGGTCTCGATACTGACTCTGCTGTAACTAGTGGTGATAGTTTGGCCGCTGAGTTGTATTGTTCAGGTATGTATTGGTCTTCAGTTAGTATCAATCTTCCGACAGATGGAAATTTCACTGAGAGCCTGACTCTTGTTGGGAACAACAAGAAGTGGATCTCCACAACTGGAACCGCCGGTATTCTACTTGGTGCTGGTGGAGTTGTCAACTCTGTCTTCGCATTCGGGGATGACTCACCTGATTCGCCAGATAGTGGTGTCCTGCGAAGAAACAACTTCCTGACCGGATCAGACTTAGTGACTCGCGGTGGCAATAGTTTCGTTACCGTCCTTCCGAGTTTTATCACTGGTATTTCTAATAACGGACCATCCACCGGAGCTAACGGAGCATCGACCTTCAAGAATTGTGGGACAATCAATACTGCCGACGTTCACGTTCAGTCTATCAGTTTCTCAGTTGATGCTGGCCGCGAAGCGATCAACCAGCTTGGTACTTATGCCCCATACTACAGATACGTTAACTTCCCAGTCAACGTAACAACTGAGATTGAGGTGATTGCAGTTGGTGGGGACAATATCAACGCTGTCGAAGACGTACCTAGCGGTGGTAACTTGTCAAACCATACCATTCAGGTATGTCTTGATGACTCAACCGTGATTCAGGTTGGCAACAAGAACAAGCTAACTAGCGTAAGCTATGGTGGTGGGGACGCTGGTGGGGGCAACGCCTCTATCACATACTCAATGCAGAACAACAACGACTTCGTAGTTCTACACTCTGGAGACCCAATGGGGCTTGAGGCTGGTAGCTACTTTAAGTACTGGTTTACGTAGGCCTTAGCTGCGTGAACCTTCGGACTTGATGGGGGCGAAAGCCCCCATTCTCGTATAAGGACTTTAGGAGGGCGAAGCCCATCATACAGGAACTGCTGTCTAACACGACGCTATTGGCTTTTAAAAAGCCGATCAGGATCGCCAATTTCTCCCCTATAGAGAAGGCTGAAGCTTCGGCTTATGCCGAAGCGGTCTACGACGAATGCTTTGAGTCTGGGTCTTTCAGTAAAGAAGAATTGGCCGATTATTTGATGGAGATTGGCCTATGGACTCAGCAGCAAGAGGAAGACTACCTTAAAGGGTTTGAAGATTTGCAGCAAATGAAAATGGATTATTTTGAAGCGTTCGCTCTGGAAACCAAACGCACGAAGATCAAGAAGGCGATCGACGCCAAAATGTATCAATTGAACATCGCATTTCAGAAGAAAATCTACCTAAGCGAATACACTTGCGAATATGCTAGGGATGAGGCTTATGCATATTATTTATTCAGAGATAAAGACGCCCCGTTTGCGTTTTCTAGGAAATTTTTAAGTTCTAGGATGTCAGAGGAAGATATCAGGGCTTTGTATTTTGACAGTACTTGGAGAATGATATGGGGAGTTTCTAAAGACGCCAAATCTATTTTTGGGGTAAGTTCAAACCAGCTCAACGACAATCAGCTTAGTCTACTTTACTGGAGTAAGCTATACGACAATATTGGTGAATCTATGGATGCCCCAAGTAATGCAGTCATGAAAGACCCACTAGCTGTTGATGGTTGGTTTATTAAACAGGCCAAAAAGAGAGAGACCGAAGACAAGAAAAATGCCCTTCCGGATCAGAACGCTGGGGAGGTCTTCGTTATGGCTTCTAGCCAGAAGGAGATTAAAGAGATTAATAGTCTAAATAGCGCAGAAGGTAAGCAGATTCTAAAGTCTAGGGCTAAAGATTTAGTCGCTAAAGGTGAGCTTGATGAGCGTCAGTTCTCGCACGTAAAACAAGAGATAGGCATCAAAAAGAACGAATTAAGTTTCAGAGGCAAATAAATTTGCCTCAACAAGGATTGAGAGGTTAAAAATGGGAAACGGGGCAGTACAACTTTATCAGGCGGTGCGGAAACGCATCATGACAACAATGATTGGGGCTCTTGCAAGTTTGGAAGAGTTCAAAGAAATTTTTGAGGAGGATGAATATGAAGGACTAAGAAAAGACATTTTGGACAAGGGCCATTTTCAGATCAGGGAATTGGAACGGGATTTAGACGGGTACGATATCAAATACAAGACAGTTTACTTTATGCCACTTAGGAGAGATCATGGAAAATAGATTCACAGTTGGGGAAAAAGATTATTTTATCAAGCTTACCCCACAAGCCGTTGCAGAAGGAAAAAAGGCCCATAATAGAGCCTTTAGGGAAGCTATTGATGATGGGGCACTTCTTAAGAAGAGCCTCATGAACCATATGCGAGAACAGGGCGTATGGAATGACAGCAAAGAGGAAAACTATAAACAATTCATCAAAGAAATTGGTGAACTTGAATATAAGTTGTCTTCTGGAAAAATGAAAGTTAGTGAGGGTAAAACTCTTGCAATTCAACTTTCTAAAAAGCGTGCAGAATTTAGATCTCTTATTTCTGAGCGTAATCAGATGGAGGCAAATTCTGTCGAGGCCCAAGCAGATAACGCTAGATTCAATGCCCTTTTGGCAAAATCTATCTTTGATTATGACACTCAGAAATTAGTCTATGATTCTGTAGAGTCTTATGTCGAAAAGGGCTCTGACGAGCTAGGCATTGCACTCGCAGAAAAGTTTGCGAATTTTATCTACGGTGTAGACGAGAAATATGAAGATTCATTGGTAGAAAACAAGTTTTTGAAGCGATTCAAGCTTGTCAATGAATCTGGCCATTTCATCGATAAAGCTGGTCGCCTAGTCGATATCGATGGGCGTCAAGTCGACGAAGATGGATATAGGCTCGACAAGGACGGAAAGAGGATTGACCTAAATGGTAATCCGATAGGACTAAATATAGAAGATGCCGAGTTTGAGGATGATTTTAACTGTGATCCTGCACCTACGGAACCTGTAGAAGCTTAGTAACTTTTATGTGGAGTAGTCATGGCCCTTTACGACATATCTGCTAGGTTAGTACTAGAAAATGTAGATAGCTCTTCTGTCGACAGGGCCATTTCTAATATAAACTCACGCCTAGAAAAAGGCACTAGGACAGCTAAAACCTTTTCTGAGACTATAACCCTTAAAGGAATAAATTTAGCTGCTTACACTGCACTCAGCGGGGTAATGGTTAGACTTGCTTCTTTTGTATCTAGTGCTACAAATGATGCTATTAAGTTTGATAAAGAATTAGCTAAATTAGCTCAAACAGTAGGAGTTAGTAATCAGGACATAAAACAACATTCTGAGTCTATTAGAAATATGTCTGTTGCTTATGGTCTATCCGCCCCAAAAATCGCAGAGACTATAAGAGTTCTGGCCCAAGCCGGTTATTCTCTAAGAGAAGCTAAAGCTGCTGCTGATGAATTAGCCAAAACAACATTGTTAGCCTCATTTGAGAGCATAGCAAACACTACAGAAGGTTTGATTGCTATCAACAAGCAGTTCACTGAGACTGTTGGGCAGTCTGCGAGAGTTCTTTCTTTACTGAATGTGGTTGCTAAGAAGTACGCTGTTGAATCTGATGACTTGGTCGATGCGGCCAAGCGGGCGGGCGGTGTTTTTGCGGCAACTGGTGGGTCTTTAGAAGAACTTGTGACTATTTACACAACAGTCAGAGATACTACCAGAGAAAGCTCTGAGACTATCGCGACGGGTCTTAGAACAATCTTCTCTCGTCTGCAGCGGCCTAAAACGATTGACTACCTACGCCAATTTGGCATAGAGCTTACAGACCTTAAAGGGAACTTCATTGGTAACTATGAAGCCATTCTTGAAATTCAGAAGGGGATACAAAGAGCCAATATTCAGCCCGGATCTATCCAGTTCGCTGAAATAGTTGAACAGCTTGGTGGTGTTTTGCAGCAGTCGAGAGTCATTCCTCTTTTGACTCAAGGTGCCAAGATGCAGAGGATTTATGCAGATGCTCAGAATGCTGCCTCTGAGACTGCTGCCGACTTGGCCAAGGCTCAAGAGACATTAGCTTTTAAGATAACTCAAACTCAGCAGAACTTTTCAAAGCTGATTGGGGATATCATGGATACTGCCTCCTTTAAAGCTATGGTCTCTGTGGTTTTGTCTTTGACTAATGCATTCATCGGGTTCGCTGATTCTATCAAGGAGCTTATTCCACTTATAGCTACTTTGGGGGCAATTAAGTTAGCAAGATCAGCTTTTCAGGTGTTGCCGGGTTCTAGTTTTGGTAGTATGAGGACTCCTATCAAGAGAGCAAGAGGTGGGTTTGTTCCCGGTAGCGGGAGTGGGGACACTGTACCGGCTATGTTGGAGCCCGGCGAATTCGTTATCAGGAAGAGTGCGGCTCAGGCGATGGGGGCTGACGCTTTGCATGGGATCAATAAATATGGCTTTGGGGGCACAGTAGAGAAATTAAGCGATTCTTATAAGAGCATTAAAACCCTTAAAGGCTTTAAAGATTCTTCAGGTAATATTAGTGCTCTAGCTAAAAGAAAAATGAATTATACGGCTAATTTTAAAAACGTAATACCAAATCAGAAAGATATTGAGCTATTCCATAAATTGAGTGGCCCGTATGGAAAAAGATTTGAGCAGGTTCTATCTAAGAGTAGAAGATTTAAAACTGGTCGGCCATCTACTAATCCATATGCATATGTAGATTTTCCATATTCTCCCGGAGGTGCTTCTGAAGCTAAATTCATGAAGGAGGGAACCACGTATAGTGATGATGATAATATAAAGGGGGCAACACATGCAGGTATTGCTGCGAAGGCCCTATTATTATCTGCTTCTAATAACGCGAACAGAAGAATACGAGGAATGGAGATTAGGCAGAAGGATCTTAGTCCAAAATCTGTTACTACGTATGTAACCGATCCAGATTTATGGACGATGAAGCGGAAAAAGAAAGTGGGTATAAGAAGGGCTACTGGTGGTGGAATTTCTGGTACAGATACAGTGCCAGCACTGCTTACTCCCGGCGAGTTTGTCGTTAACAAGAAGTCCGCACAAGCATTTGGTTATGGAAATCTCCATAAGGTCAATAAATATGCTAAGGGAGGAACTGTTTCTGGTATACAGAGATTTTTTGAAGGTGGCGTTGCTGAAAAAGATGTTGTTAGAGCGCAAGGAAATGTGATAAAAGACCTTGAGCATGCTAGTAGGGTCTTTACAGGTGTGCTAGAGTTGATGCCCGAAACTCTCCAAAACAGTATATTGAGCACATTCAAAGGCATTGAGAATGTTCAAGCTGGTGCATCGCCCCAACTTGGAAGCTCAAAAGCTTTTGGAGAAGGCACTCGGGGTAGAGCTACAGTTGGAGATAGTGCATCTTCTATAGGCTTACAGATTCAGGGAGCAAAAACAAGTGCTACTGAAGAGACTGTTGTGCATGAGGCTACGCACCTAGGTGATGCAGCACTTGGAGCAGCTAGGGCCAACAAGGAGGGCTATGCAGGACCCAAATTAGCTAGTCAGCAAGAAGGAACATTTCAATTTGATGTGGTGGAAAAGGTAAAGCCAATAATGCAGGCCGCTATGGAAGCTGCTGGACATTCTGCTGAAAATATTGAAAAATACTTAGCCAAAAATGAAGAACTATTTGCTGAATTTGCTGCGAAGGCCACTCCAGAAGTAAGAAAAATTTTATTTAGCACTACAGATGCCGCCATCGGTATGGCCGAGTTAAGAAGCCACCTAGAAAAAGCTGGAAGCACTTATGCTGGTCTTGAGGCTTCAGATATAGATCTAAGGCCATATAAATCGCAAGAAGTAAGACAAGATGAAAATTTAGCTATTACAGCATTAAATTCCCCTGTTAATAAAACTTCATCTGTCAGCAGCAGACCTTTGGCTAAAGAATTTGGACCTGAGATAGGACGGCTTGGTAAATCTGTTTCAGAGGAACAGACTAAGCTAAAGGCTATACAGGAACAAAAGGCACAAGTTTCAACTAGGCCGGGAGAATCTTCCAAGGAATTAGGTAAGCTTAATGAGGCAGAAGCAAAATCAATTGAGACAATTGATAAACTTAATAAAGAAAGAGATGCATTACGTTCTGTAATCATTGAAGAGAAAAATAATCTAACTAAGGGACTAAAGTCCGGAACAGCTTCTACTTTTAGGGAATCTGTTCCATTAGCACCTGCTGTTAATAAGCCAGTCGTGCCCCCTAATCCAGCTATGGCTGCGTTTGCTAAAATGGCTCAGTCCGGTCCGAATGGCCCTAACGGTCCGAATGGCCCAAATGGCCCGAAAGATAATAGTACAGTTGAAAAAGAAATAGAAGAAAGGGGTAAGAATTTAACTGGAACATTCTCTACATTGGCTTTGGTTGTATCTGGAGTCGCTTCTCAATATGTAGATCAAGAAACAGCAACTGGTAGAGCAATTGGAGGAATATTAGATTTTGTGTCTGTTCTTTCTGCTGCTCAGCTTACTTTGTCTCAATTCGGCATAGATCTTGACCCAAAAAAGATTTTTGATATTGGAAAAGACCTATTTACCGGAAAAGGTGCTAAATTAGCTGAACAAGTAACTGGTGGGGCGAGACAAGTTGGGAAAAGCGTGTTTGGAGCTGGTAAATATGTACAGGGGATTGGTGGCAAACTTGGCCAAGGGGTAGTTGGAAAGGCCGTCACTGGATTAGGATCACAACTTCAAACAGTAGGTGTTGGAGTTGGATCTAAAACTGCTTCTGCTGCTATTGGTACTAAGGTTGCATCTGCCGCTACTGCAGCAGCTCCATTTGTAATCGCAGGAGCATCTGTTCTAGCATTCGGGAAAGGCTTAGATTATCTACTTGGCAGAGAGCAAGAGGCTGCTAAAGCTATTGAAGAAGGCAATATAGCAAAAGCTGGAGAGACGGCAGTATCTGTTCAGGCTCAAAATGATCTTACGGCTCTGGCTACTGGGGCCGCAGTAGTGGCGACAGCATTTGGAGGCCCGTTAGTGGGTGCTGCTGTTGGCGTAGCTGTAAAACTTGCTGGGTTTATACCGGGTGTAGAATATGCTATTGGGGGCCTTAGAAATTTAGGAGCTGAGCTTGGACTACTAGAATCAACGACATCTATAGCTGCTAAGGCTCAATTTGAAGCTGCAAAAAAGAACGCCGAGAAAACAAGAGAAAAGGGACAAGAGCGACTTACAAAGCTTTCCTCAAAAGTAAAAGACAAAGAATCGGCAGATAAGGTTTTAAATAGTTCTGAGACTAAAGCAAATGTAGCTGCCGCTATCAAGGTTGCAAATGAAGCAAAAGCAGTAATTGCAGAAAACGATAAAGCGAATGTAAAAGATGCTTCAAATCTATCATATATAAAATCGTCTTCTAGAGCGGCCAGTGGTGCCGGTGGGCCGCTTGCTGGAAGTCTTGTAAAATTTTTAGGTAGCTTTGTTGCTTCAGAAGAAGAGACTAAAGCGAGAGATGAAGATAGTACAAAAAGGAAACAGGAAAGCCAAGCTGAGGCTAAAAAAAGTTTAGAACTTATTATGCCCGCTATTGATTTCAAGATGGGTGAATCTGCTGATGCTGGTAAGGGTTGGACAGAATTTTTAGATAGCTTAGGAGAAAATAAAGCACTTGTTTTAGCTTCTGGAGAAGCTACTAATTTACAAGAAAAATTTGATGAGTTAGCAATTGCTGCAAAAACCGAAGCCGCTATAAGGGCTGTACTAAATGCACAGATGCAAAAACAACTTATTACTACTACCGGGATTGCTGAAGCTAATAAAAAAGCAATTGCCGCATCTGAACTTGGAAACGTAGTCTCTGGTTTAGCTTCTGATAGCTTTAGGGGCTCTTCTCTTTCTTCAGCCGCTTCTAGTGAAGACATAGATAAGCAATCTAGGGCTGCTGAGGCACTAGGAATAAAGGGCTATAAAGAAAATGTTTCTGCGGTCACAAAAGGCAAGTCAGAGATGACTAAGCTAGAAACCGCTTTTGCTACTGCAACTCCCGAGAAAAGACAGGCAGCTCAAGACGCTATAACAGCTAAAAAGAAAGAAATAATTAATGCGACTGGTGGAGATGCTACTGGACTAGAAGGTGAAGCTCTTGATAAGGCCTATGAATCTACCATTGAAGGTTCAGATAAGCTTAAAAACAGTCTAATAGAAGCCGCTAAGAACACAGAAACTGCAATTAATTCATACATAGATAGTGTATCGCGAGCTTCTCAAGCTCAGACAGCATACAATGAGGCAGTATTTAATAATGCTCAAGCTGCTCAGAATAGACAGAAAGATTTACAATCATTCAAGGTTGGTGGATCTACTATATCTGAAATTAGAGATAGAAAATCGGCTATAAGCACTAATGACGCTAGGGCGAATGCTTCTAGATTAAATTTTGTAGGAACATCAAGCAGGCTTGCTTCTACAGGAATTAAAATAGCACAAACGCAAGCTCAAGGAAATATAGTCAGTCCAGAGCTTGCTAACACGTTTGCTGCCCTACAAATAAAAGCTAAGGAACAGGCAGATGCTATAGGGCTAGAAACTAAAAATAGGCAAGCTCTTATAGAGGCAATAAAAGAAGAGATGGAGATTGAAAAGAATCGCGGTCAAACATTTGAGGATTTGAATCTTGCTCTCAGCGGAGGACTTGGAAAGCAAGCGAAGAAGGAGGCAGAAAAACAGGTTAAGGCAATCAGCAGGGTTGAAGAAATTAGAAAGACCCAAGGAGACGAAGCTGCAAATGCCCAACTCGGTAAAGAAATAGACCGGGGTACTCTAAATAGACAGATGTACACTAGCGTAATCCAAACAGAAGAAAGCCAAAGATTTAATCAGAGTGCTTCTATGATGGGAGCTAATCGTTTTGAGAGTATAGCTGGTCCCGGAGCGATTACACAAGACTCAAGATCTATAGCTACTGGAAGAATGACAGAAAGACAAAAGCAGCTCCAAGGAGAAGCCACATCTCAAACTTCTCAAATAGATAAAAATGAGAAGGCCCTTTTACAGGGGCAAGACGCCAGTCTCCAGTTATTAAAAGCGTCTGCTGATATATTTGGGAATTCTATAAAAGACATGAATACTGGATTAACTGGATTTAATAATGAGCTGAAAAATATTGTAACCTCTCTACAGAGTGGCTCTATAAGTATGAAATTAGATACCACTAATGTGGTAGTAGATATTAGCTCTCCTGAAGGACTAGAGGCATTGTCAAAGCAGATGAGGCAAGAAATGAAGACATTGATAGCTGATCAACTATTAGCGCAGAAAACAGGAAGAGTATAATGCCAGTCATAGTAAACAATAAAAAAATTCTACCTGCCCCACTCGTTACATTTGAGAAGAATATAGAACTTTCAGATGACGGTATGCTCTTGGGGTCTTCATACAGTGTCAATTTTGACGGCACAATTTTGCAGAATAAAGGCAATCCAGTCGCTGTTACTGGAACAAACTTTAGCTCTAGTTTTTCGTCAGATCCTTGGACATCTACTCAAGACCCAAGCGATGACCCAACTCATGGAGTTTCAGAGTCAGACCTGTTAATATCTACAATCACAAAGATAGAAAGACTTAGAGAAGCTCTTACCCCAGCGACAGGCATAAAAGTAGAAATTGTAGGATTTTCTAATGACAAAGGCCTAAAGTTTTATGGGGACCTAAAAAATTTCACAGTAAATAATGACAAGAATTGGTCTAATCCAACTAGCTATAGTTTTAGTGTAGGCTTCAATAATTTTATTGAACCCGCTAATAGCGGCCTATTCCCCAATGGTAGTTCTGAAGATAATTTTTCTTATTATGTTCAGTCAGCTTCAGATAGGTGGTCAATACAGGAATCTGATCAGGTAGTAGTAAATACTGGCAATTTTACTCAAATATCTAAAGTCTATAATGTAACTAGGAATCTTGAGGCCAAAGGCAAAAAGGTATATAATCAGAGTGGAGTAGTTTTATTACAACCATGGCAGCAAGCGAGTGGATATGTAATATCTGTTCTTGATACTTCGGCTTCATCTTTACCAGATAGTATTCTTGGAGTGACTTCTGGGTACTCTCTAACTGGAAGAAAGATAGTAGAGAATGTAGATAAATTAGGAGGAAGCTATTCCATAGAAGAGTCTTTCATATATTTACCATCTGGCTTAATGCCATCTGGACAGTATGCCATAGAAGAGACATCTTTATCAATTGAAAAAAGCGAATCATCAATTACTACAGTAAATTTACAAGGCACAATTGCAGGAATAGAAACTAATAATCCGTATACCGTATCTGGTACTGGGGTATCTAAATATACTAATGCCATTAACTATTATAATAGCGTCAAGGCTAGTTTCTATAATAGAGCCAGATTAAATTCTGGGCTAAATTGGCTTCATCCAAAAGTCAAGAGCTTTACAGAGGGCAGAAACCCATACACTGGTCAAGTAACTTACTCCTATAATTATGACGATAGACCGCCAAATTTAGTGCCGGGGAGTATTAGTGAAGACATATCTGTAAATGATACTTATCCGGGCCAATTATTTTCGGCAACACCAGTAATAGGCAGAAATCAGCCCATCTTACAATATCTTGGATCAAGAAGCGAATATAGAAGATCGTTATCTATTAGCGTTCTTATGGAAAGAGATTGGCAAAATTGGTCTTCTAGTGATGTTGATGCTTATGGTAGATGGACTACTGCTGATGTTGCTGGAGTTAGGTCTTGGTTTTCTCAAAAGCCTAGTATAACACAAACATCTTATTTTCAAGGCATATTTGATGCAATCAATCCGGCTAATGAGGTAGGGGTAGTTGCTTCTAAATGTTTTTATTCTGCTCCACAAGAATCTTGGAATCCTAAAACAGGAAACTATTCATATAATATTGAATGGACTTACGAAAGATCATAGGAAAGACGTATGGAAAATATTTTACCATTTGGTTCTGGAATTGAATCTAGTATCCCAGTTCAAAAATTTATGGGATGTACTGTAGCTAGCTTCAATTGTTCGGCAGATTTCTCGTCTCAACCCGGATCATGCTCTATAGATCTAATAGTTGACGATACAGATGGCGATGTATTCTCTCCCGGAGTAATTGGATCTCCATATTTTTTTAAGATCGTAGATTATAATTCTGCGACTATATTTGGATTCAATGGAATTCTTGAGTCTGTCACTAGAGATTCAAGTCCAGAGGGCAAATTTTACAGAGTGGAGCTACTAAGCCCGCTTAAGATATTGGAAGCAGTTACGCTAATTATTGATGGGTACACAGGATATGGGTCTGCTCTAGAAGGGCTTCCTAGATACTTCTCTGATGACGGATATTATCAGATTGAAGACTCAGATAAACAACCGGGATATATTCCAGATGGAGTTAGTATGACTCCAACAGTAAGCTATTTTGAAACTGCTCAATTCTCATTCGCAACCAATAACGCTAATCTGTCTTTTACTGGAATGTGGAATAGGTTATATAATCTAATAAATGTTTTTGCTGCATATGAAAACGAGTGGGTAGATTCAAATGGTAATTCTCTTGCGATAGTGCCTTTTGCTGGATTTGGAGCTTCAAGTGTAACTTCTGGAATGAGGGTAGACAAAATAGCTTATGCTATTGATGAGATAGTTAATAGGACCGAATCTTCCTCGCCAAGAAGATATATAGGTGGTAATTTAATGTATGGAGCCAACACATACAATATATGTGGTACGGCCAATGGATACGTTCCCCCATATCCATTTTACTATGGATTTGATATCATAGGATTTACTTCTCAGGCATTGAATTATCTTCCTGAAGATTTTGTAATTCCCGGTCCATCTATTTCAATTGCTGAATTTATTTCCATAATATGCGATACCATAAGTGCTGATTTCATAGTAGAACTAAATGATTATAGCTATAAGGATGGTGCATTTGCAGCATCTATGAGTCAGACGTATCCAAATTCAGTTTTCGGTGGTATAATTTCCATTCTGCTTATTCCAAGAAGTCAATATGTAACATGCAATAAGCCATTTAGTCAATTCACTTATGACTTATTGAATCTTGAAAAACCAGACACTGGAGACTATGGAACTCTTGGCAGCATAAATCCCGGTATAGCTCCGCAAAATGATGGGAGATTTATAAATCCATTAGATCTAGATTATAGTAGAAGAGGAGCAGAAGGATCTTCTCCATATGGAGGGAGTTTTCCAGTAACTCCAACCCCATATCAAATACTTAATAATATAACAAATAGGCCAATAAATTTAAGCCTATCACTAAAGTCAACCAATCCAACTGTGGGCAAAATGGTTGTTGGTGGATTTCAGACTAGAATGAATGTTGTACCAAGAGATTTCATATATCAATATTGGGGAGAAATAACTCTAGTTACATCGTCTGGTGATGCGTGCGGTATAACCTCAAGCTCACAAAAATCAATCCCAATAATAACTCAGACACTCCCCCCCAATGACATATGGGATTGGGTGGCTATAGATATGCAGCATATTTTTTCCAGCAAAACTATTACAGGTGTCTGCTATGATGGTATTTATTTTGCCAGTATGTTAGAGATAAGAGCTGCTATGTGCTCCTATGAATCTTGGGAAGAGTTCATGTCTTCCATAAAGCCTCATAAGTGGATGGTATTGAGTGGTGGTGGACTTAATCAAATTAACAATGAGACTTTTAAATCCGCCGTCGCGACTGTTGCTAAATATATGGCGTTTAGAGGCTTGAGAAGTGCTAATACTTCTCAGGTGGATTTTTCATTTCCAGAAGATGACGATACGATAAAAAAGATCTGGGAAAAAGTGAAAGACATTGGGGACACGCACTATGGAAAAAGTTGGGTAGCTCCAATTCCTGTCTTTAAGACAAAATTGACCCAAGACAATCAGAGCTTAGTTGGTAACTTTGTCAGGTCTTGGGACGTAAGCTCTTCTGCATATGTAGAACCATATGCTTTTGACGAAATAGAGGCTCCAAAAGACTCAAAGTTTATAGAAGATGGTAAACTGAAACCATTTGCTAGTTTTGAGCATTCTTTTACTGCTGGTGGAAGCGATGATCTTGTTTATGGATTATTAACTGGAGACATATCCGGATTCGCGTCTGGTGTAAAGTATAAATTTGACTTTTCTGAACATGGCGATAATACAGTTTTTGATCTTGATCCATCTGCATCTGGAGCATGCGCAAAAGTAGGAATGGCGTATACCTCGCCTGAGATATCTGAAAAATATCTATTTATTCCATCTCAATATTTCAGCTATTACAACAGGGGGCATTGTCCGTTTTTTGAAGCCGAAAGTAATGGGTTAGGATCTGCTGTTGAAGGAAATCTTGGAAGCTATTATATGTATACATATAATTTTTCAGGAAAAACTGTCAGCAGGCAAGATGAAAGTTTATTACCTAATAATGTTATGAGTAATGCAGGAGCAAAAGATTTTGCTTCAGCGAATAATACACAATCAGCTATTTCTATAGAAAAGGCTAATCAATCTCAGTATAGTTATACGACCGTATATACACCGCCATCTGGAATATTCAGCCATAATGTGCATTCTTCTGGATATTATACTCAAGTACTGCAAAGTTTTGATCAAAATAATAAAGTAGTATATTTAAATCTTGTAGAACCAGCAGATATTAATTATACTGCGCATTTTTCTTTTCATTATTCAGGGACTGCCCTAAAAGATATTTTGTATGGAATTAAAAATAACCCAGCTAATGACACTGGCTCTGGATTACCTTTTATAAAATTTACGACTGAACCAGTATATTATCCGTCTAGTTTTCAGCATTCTGGAGTTAATCCACTATCTGGACAATATGTTGACGACATTTCTGATCTGATTAAGGAAAAATCATTATCGCTAATACCAGAATCTAGATTTAAGGAATTTGGAGACAACTTTGGTAGTAATTGTGTTTCTAGACCAGCAGTATCTCCAAGATCTATTGGTATACCACAAAAATCTAATAGGTACGTATATGGGCCTTGGATAACAAATTTTTCTGAAACTATATATTGTGGAAAATTTGAGTATGAACAAGATGAAGAATTAGTTCCTGAAAACTTTATGATACCTGTATATGGAACAATAAATACAAATTGGCAAATAGTAGATTCTGATGGGAGTGTAAGTAGAAATATAGAATCAGTTAAGGGCACATCATTATCTGGTTTTGCTGGAATGAATCTAGCTGGACAAGCTATTGCAAATAGTATTGATGATTTTTCTTTGTTCGCTCAAGAAGAAGGTAATTTAACCTTAAAAGGTTTGCCTATAATACAGCGTGTTGGTCAAACTTTGTTAAATGGTCCGAGAATAACAGATATAAGTATAAGCTTTAATAACAGTGAAGTTAGTACTACATATAATTTTAGGACTTTGTCCCCAAGAGTTGGTAAAAGTAGTAAAGAACTACTAAAGCAATTAAGAAAAATATCTAACACATTAAGGAATAAATAATGGAAAGGGACTTAATAGGTAGGCCACAGTTTATAGTATCTACGGCTGTAGACTTTGTTAGATCTAGTGGAGACGCATTAGCCAGTGGAACAGATAGACAAAACTTTTTTAATTTTTATACGTCGTTTGTAGACTCTAACTATTTCGATCAGTATACAAGATTGATAAATTCTTCTGGCAATAAAGATATGCTAGATAGAGTTGGAGCTATAAGTTTAGATGGTTTATTTGTACCATATTCTACTCACATTGAGCATACTGGATCGTTGCCACATTTTGAAAGTCCTACAGAGAGCGGGGAAGGAGTAGTTAATGTAAATTCTTTAAATCCATTTAACCCGTCGAATATGTTTGGTACTGGAATATTATCGACTGGAATTACTGATAGCGGAACTTACAATCAGGATGTGTGGGCTTCTGGAGGTCACAACATACTTGCAGCAATTACTTCAAGTAAATATAGCACAGACAACTCTATAGAGTCTGGAGTACATCCATCAGATCATTATTTTGATGCTGATTTCTACTATAGAAAGAAGACAGAACTACTTGATATTAGGAGCATAGCCCACAGAGCCCCACTTATCCTTAGTGGCCCCGGCTACGATATTGACGGGAATCCGGTCCCCACGGGGGCTGATGGTGCGATGCATCCTCAGGCTTACTCGAATCCTTCCCTCTGGAAAACTGGCCCTCTGGACGTTCGCTGGGACCAATCCAGAGCCGTCTGGAGTGCTGGGACTTCTACCAAGGTCTTCTTATCAAAAGTTACGAATACCTACAATCCGCCAAACTTTTCTTATGAGGTTGAACGAAGTAATTCGAGGGACCAGTTCACCAGATCAGGTCCAGAGATGATGAGGCAATTCTCATCTACTGGAGTAATTTATGATCCAGAATATGTTGCGTATACTGGTAATCCTAATAACGTTGGCACCTATGAACAATTAGACTATACTGGGCTTGAGTTCCCGCACTACGAGGCCTTTATCATCAGAGAAACTATTGATGATGTCGGTCAGGCCTACTATAATATTTGGAATGAAGATTGTCAAGATTGTGGACATGTGTCCAACCCATGCCCATCTGGTGATCGAATAGGGGGACACGGAACTGCATCAGTAAATAAGAAGATTTTGATTGAGAACCCTCTTAAGCAAAACTTGGATACTGGAGATCTTTGTTTCACTATGAAAACTGGCCGATCCAAGAATGTGAATACTGGGAGTTTTGTTGGGGGCTCCGGCGTTGGGGCCTCGGGGAATGTGGTGACCAACTCCTCTGGTATTGCAGTCTTTCAGGTGGCTAATGGTGGAAGTGGATATACCTATGGGGGATTTGGTATAATTAATTCAGGTATATGTGCCTCGGTTTCTTTATCATTTACTGACGGAGTTATGACTACAGGGACTGTGAGTCCAAATAGTGGGTTTCCACGTAGCAAGACTTACTCGGTGTCTATTTATCCTACCAATGCGACTGTAGAGACTGAGAGCCTCGATATTCACTGGATCATGAATTCTGAATATAAAACGCAACAAGTTGTTACCCATGTGGCTTGTGATGGAGGACTGCTGCAGACTTGTAGCGTAAAGATTCAGAGCCAAGGCTTTAAATCTTGTGAGTGGTGTGGCGAGGACACAGCCCTATCGAACGCCTTTTGATTTATTACTTATTACTTATTACTTATTTCAAATGAACGTGATAAATTAAAAGAATCTTCACCGCAATTAGCATATGAAAAATTCATAAATAAACTTAGGAACATAGCCAGCAATCTTCTGGCTGATTAGGACATACAATGGCCGATATGCTATCTGGGTGCTACGAATGTAGCAGAAACTGCATCAATGACCAGTTCTGTGGTCAGGACGGCACTATCTCTTTACCGAAGCAGCTCAAGATCAGAGTTATTGCCAATCCTACCTTCTGGGGCTTCAATGATGGAAGTGGCAACGTATTAACAAGTGGCACAGCCATCTTCTCAAATGGCCACTACGACTTCTTCGATGGGTATGATGAGCTACACTTCGCCACCAAGCAATGCGGTACTCTAGGGCCAGTTCAGGGTCCATTTAGAGACGAACAACGACCAGACGTACTATATAGGTCCGTTTACGACCCAGACGATCCTACTGCCGATGAATTTTCTGGGCTGAAACACTATAACGGTGCCACTAGGGATGACATAGAGCGTGGTGGGGCTGAGGTTTACCTGATTGATAGGGCCGGTACGGCCACTTCAGATCTTGAATCATGCGACCAATCAGATCCTACCAAGGTATACAAGAAGTTCCCAGAAAATTTCGGCTATGGGACCAAAATCTCAACTACGGACACCATCTTTAAGAACAAGACTGGGGCTTGGAGATACATATCACAAGACGTATGCTATGACAATATCTATATGGACTCTAGCGTAGTTTCGGAGTGTGATGGTTCTCCGAAACAAGAGATTCTGAGAGGTGATAATTTTGGCCTAGAATATGACCCATTCCAGATCCGTGTATCGGGAGAGCGGGGCTGCGTCCAAGATGGATCAATTCCGTCTTTATATAAAGGAGAAGCTTATGTTTACCGAAGTGGTGGGATCGAAGACTTCCTTCATTTAGGTTTAATCTATAATAGTGGAGTGGCTTCGGGCATAGCCGATGGTATGGCTCTTGGTGTATATGGCTCATATCTAGATGGGGGATACAGAGTCTTTGGAGTGACTCACTCAAGTGGGGTAACCGACTGTAAGGTTGTTGGCACGTTGGGTAGTGGCGAGGTATTAGAAACTGGGCACCGCTGGTCGGCCCTTGGAACGTCAGACCCGAATACGTGTTGCGGTGGAGCAGCCCACAACATATCGAATGACACCAAAAGGCCCAATAGTGTCAAAAACTATCACTCAGATCTTGGCCGAATTTTCAATAATAATAAAAACAAGCTTCAGGCCAATAGGTTCCCAGAAAATAGATATACATACGGGTTGGGGACCACTAGCCAGATCAATCCCGCCAACTCGTTTAGGGTCAACAAAACCATTCCAGATGTGACTGAGACTGGTGTACTTCTTGAGAGTGGTTATCCGGTATTCTCACAAGAGCACCCATACTATGGGGCATTCTTTGACATAGACAAATATGATACGTCCGTTCGGGTAGATGGAAAATATAACAAAACCCAAGGAAATAATGGGACTTGCTACAGTAAGAAGGCCTCATTATCGGTATACCCAGATTGTATTACTCAGTATTCCGAAAGATTTCAAGAATGTGATGGGCCATACAAACAAATTACTAATATGATTAGTAGATTAGCCATTGTTTATCGTGGCTGTAATTTCGATGATGGTTGCACATATAGTGAATCAGGACACCCATATTTTGCCCCTACGGGGGTAGAAGACTTAAGAAAGGGGTTGTCTGGTCAAGAGATTTATATGTACATCAATCTCTCAAACGTGTGGGGGCCTAAGACCAAACCACAAGACGTCTGCGGCTGTGGAGACGATGTTCCACCGGGTCTCAGAGATCCTATTTTTGTCGAAGTTCCATCTCCTGTTACCTTTCCAACATTCCCAAAGTTTGACCTGTATCCCGAGGATTACGGATGTAATGACATATTGTGGCAATATAAATGGGCGTCAGAATGTGAAGGGGGAAGCTTAAGTGAGTGCCCTATCCCGTCATCAGATTATGCTTGTCTTCCCAAGCAGCCATATACTACCTATGGTTTCATTCGTAATCTTTGCGGAAATGAATATCATGATCGTAGAGAGGTAATCACCTCTGCATTTGCGAACTTAGTACAAGCCGGGGATTATAGGAATACTGGAGTAGCTCCCACAGATCCTCAACCCATGTATTGGCAATTCAATAATCCATATACACTAGAAAGTGGACAGGTAGGAGGGTTCTCTGCATCAGGAAATTATCCATTCTGGGGAGTTTCTGATAGTCAGGGAAGAGTAGTATCGCCGTACTTCCGACCCAAGCCAGCTATTGCTTATGGACTGGCGTGTGATGGACCCCCTCCTGAGTATCCATACTTAGATTTTGATCTTTGCTCAACCAGAGCCAGTGGATGGCCGACAGACAAAGTTCCATTCTTGGTGGAGATTGATCATACAGATGATTGTGTCGGATGCGGAAGCATTGAGGCTGCACAAACTGACCTAATATTAGAAACCGCTGGGCTAAATACCAGTTTCTCTCATGCTAGAGGAGAAAAGTATGGATGGAATCATTGCACTTATAAGGGGACCAACTTTGATCCAACATACTCATGTGAGACTGGATTTGGTGTACCATGTGACGGACTAGTTAGTGGAATAGATTTGACAAGCTCGTACGTTGGCAATACGTGTTCGTGCATAGCAAATCAATTTGATCTTATGAATATAAAGCTCAGAGGAAGCAATATCTCTGCAGGATGGACAACTTGGAATATAAATAACTCATACATCAATGTGCCAGATTGTGCTCAGGATAGACTGAATGATTATTTCACGCCTGCTCCAACGGTTAGGTCTCCCGGATTTTCTGTCTATGCATCATTTAAGTTAGCATGCGAGGGGGCTCACGATCATTTAATACCTCCAGACGCTACTGGGATTATAAGGAATTACTTAACCCTATCTCAAATTACTGGGGCTAGTAATGTTTTAGATGTAATGTATGAAAATGCTGGCTGCGGCCATCATTTCCCTTCGGCTGCGTCTGATCTACAACTGAAAGCAAGCTTTGTTTTGGTCCCGAGTGGAAATGAGCAAATTTTTGAAATCATTCCTGAGCCCCTTATTGATAGCTTAAAGTCGTTAGGAGTTTTAAATTCTCCAGCAGATGTTTTGTCAAGTCTCGCCTCTAATAAGGTTTTTGGGTGTAATACATATTTTAGCGAATATGGATGTGCCGGTACAAATAGTTATGGCCAGCAAGCATTTTTTCCGTGTGCAGCATGCTCTAATCCCACAGTAGAAACCTGTGATTGTCCAACTGTGGTATGTGATGAGTGTGACACAATTACGTTTATACCGCCGGAATATCAAAATCCATGTGTTTGCAATTGTAATTTACAGTTAATGAGAAAAACCCTTATAGATATATCTGGTGCAAAAACTTTAGTATATGGAACTGGCACAGTCTGTGATTTTTACGGGATAGAGACAACTGGACTGGTGGTAGCCGTAAGTTATTCCGGAGAATATGGATCAATTGGCCCAGTCTATATAAATTCGAATACTGAAATTGATTTTGCGTCTACTCCAGTAGATCTGATTGCTGATTCGGCTTGTTCATGGCATACTGGCCCCAACATGCTAGCGACTGGCGTTTACTATGAGTTTGAAGAACCACATCGCGAACGTCAGGGCGATTTAGTATGCACAACACTAATACCATCTACTTGTGATGGAGATTGTAGTCATGATCAGTCAGCTCAAGCTGGATCGTGCGGAGACCCAATCCCTTGGTCTGGTGATGTGAATAGTGGAGTATCGGTTAATCTAAGATCCTGTTTTCCAGAAGTTATGGTGGTTAACAAGATAGAGTGTACAGGAGATGTCTTTAACCTATACGTGGCCAGAGAGTACCATACCAGACCTAGAAATTGGCAACATATAGTAGGTGGTACGCCCGCATCATCCTGTAAACCTAAACAGATAGGATCATATCGATACCCAGTTGGGACTGGGACTGTTTGCGTAGAGATCCCATTCTGTACCCCATCTGACTCTGTTACTCCTGCATATTATTCTGAGCCAGAAATGTCTGGAACTGGCATTGTGTCATATAGGGGAGTCTGCAATGCTCATTATTCAGAAGGTCTCCATTCAAATCAAGATTTTATTTTAGGAGAACCCCCAGCATCTGGCGAAGACAGACTGTGGAATTATTTTAATCTATTCTATGAGTCAGGTGTGCCTAGTAACAAATATTTTCCAGCCATTGATCTAGGAGATCAAACAGACAACAGTCCACCTCCTAATCCTTGCGGGACCGGAGTAGTCTATAGTAGTACTGCTATTTTTGATACTGGCTTATATTTCACACCAGCAAATAGACTCGGGGTAGACTGGACTAATAAATTCCATAGTTGCTTACAAGATCATGCAGAGTGTGGAAGTGACTTTTATTGTAATAAAATGTTCTTTCCAAGAAGGAAATATGTTGTAGGTACTAAAGTATCTAGATTTGGGGCTCTACAACTTTGTACATCTAATTCATCATTGGTTTTAGGAGACTGGTACACTGGATATCAAGATTTTGAAACTAACGAAATGCCAGACATAATACTAGAAGCAGAAAATACGAGATTTATCAATGCTTGTGACGAAACAGCTAAAACTTCTATAACTGAAAATGTTGGATTAGATGACGTAATAATCACTGTTGAAGATTATCTTCCGTTAATAGGTGTGAATACATCATTATTTAGATATACATCAGATACTAAAAGTTGTTCTATAGTTTCCGATGCTTGTCATATTATGAGTCTACATTCTCAGTCTTCTATCGATGCTAGTGTCGGAAGCCCAAAGACCTTTTTGGCTAACAACTTTAGCAGTATGGGATATTATCTTGATAAATCTGCCTATTCAGAACAAGATAATTGCTTATTTAATCCCTTCAAAATATTGGTGGACGTAGAATGTTGCGAGTCGGTTTTGAGGAGGAGAGACCTATTACAAGATCCGCCAACTTTACTTGAATATGTTCTAGATGGAGTGCCAAGTGTTGCTTGCGGGGGCTTTATAAAACCTCCTCCCTGTACCTGCAATGATAGCACTTGTGGAGGGATTCTTGGATATTACGAACTAGCTCCACAGTCGGTCTGTGTAACGCTAGCAAAATCCAGAGGTATATATGCTGAAGTCGTTGGGACAGGAATAGTGGATTATTGCACTACACCATGTGACACATGTTGTGCTGGCCCAGCTAGTGGATCTGCAAATACTGCAACGGTAAGAGATTCAGCTCCATATTACGGATATATGACATCGTCAGGAGGGGTCGCTTACGAAATAGGAGAGACTATCGAGCCAGTTGGATGCTCCGCATGCGATAGGGCACAACCAATAGCTGGAGCATATACTTACTGTGAATCTGGTGGTCAGCCGTTCATCAGTGATGGGAATATAAGCGTAGCAGCGTATAAGTGCGGTGATTATTTATACATTCCATATCCTATCGAGACAGGATGTTGTCCAAGTCGAACCCTATGTAGCGTACTTGGAAACTCATGGAAGCTTAATATTGACGAATGCATGATATTCAACTCGGCATCAGACAGCAGGGGAGACCACACCGAAGATTATCTCAATAATTGTGGATGCCTAGATGCAACTAGATATGTTCAGTGTGATTCTTCAGTAATTCATGTGACAATTACAGAGGCAATGTAATCCAGAGGATTTAGGATATGGAAGAAAACAAAAAGACCGATTGCTCGTGTCCACTTGCCGGTTTTTGCAATAGGCACGGGATCGAAAAATCTCCACATCAGCACAAGCTATGCCAAAATAGTCCAGCCTATTTCAACAGATGGGAAGAGTGTCGTGGTCCGGGCCAGAGATTTGTTGAGTGCAATAAAAAAGAATCGCCTACTACGATTCCAGCGATTGAGTCTCCGCAAGTCGCACCGACATTGGAGAAGCCCCATAGTATGCCGTCACTGTGGCAGCAAGCTAAAAACCTAGGATCGGCGATAAAACAACATGCTAAAAGCGGCTTTAGCCATGTATCAGAAGAAACGAAGCAGGAGAGGCTGAAGGTTTGCAGTACGTGCCCTTTTCTGTCTGGAGACAGATGTACGAAATGTGGATGTCATACTCCCACTAAAGCTAGTTGGGCCGCTAATTCATGTCCTGCTGGCTACTGGAAGGACTAATGGAAGGACTAATGGAAGTACCAATCAGTATTGCAGACCGCATTAGGTAGAATCATCAGATCCTTCTGAGATGCGAACCATAGATTGGTTAGAAATTCAAAGAAAAGTCCTTCTTTTCTATTATTGAAACCCACTTCGGGGCCAGAGTAGATCAGGTTCTGGTCACTGTGCATACCACTACATTTTACAGATCGTAAGTTGTACGAGAATATTTTTTGGACCACCAGCGGGAATACCCTCCTATAGAATTCTTGCAATCTGAGATACACACTCCTGTGACAAATTATCTGATTGGACCAAAGACCAAAATTGCATACTTCACCGGTAAGAGAGATAGCGAATTTCTCAAAGTCTCTTATGCAGCCCTTGTTGAATAGCAGAAAAATGTCGTTATGTTTAAATAACGATCTTTCTGCCGTCAAAACTATGTTTTTGTCTCCACTATTGAACAAGATTTTGGTGTTATCCCAGTTATGAAAATTATCGATTTTATTGGGTCCAAATTTTCTATTCCAAGAAGCTGTAACAACTCCGACATACTCTGCTTCTGGCATATCTGCTAAAAAAGCTCTAGATTCTGCAAAACAATTGTTTTGATATTGTCTATAGGTCCCTAGGTCCATGTCCTGCAGTAAAGTAAGATACAGATAATTTCTATCTTCCCCGTCATATTGATCGGGGCGATGTCCGAGAAGTAGGATCTTACATTCGTCTAAGATCCGCTCGTCATAATCATGAATGAATTTACGAAGATGCTTTTCTTCTTCTACGTACCTGTGTACACAAGAGATTTGATCTTGGGTCATCATGTGATATGGTGTACCAAATTTAAGATCTAGGCTATGCCTATGTCCTTCATTCTTTAGGCACATTAGCCATTTTTTCCTATCTTTAGTTTCAAAATGGCGACTACACCATCCGGGCTGTGAGCATATGCATTCTTGCATCACACTATCTCCAGCGGAATAGTTTTTCTACAAATACTTAGCCCCTTTTCTGTCGGGACATGTAAGCAACTGTAGCCAGAAGATATCAAGTCATTAACCATCAATTTTTCAGATATCTGATGGTGTCCTGCCGTATCGTGAAATACCAACATCGTGCTATCTGTAATAACTGACTCTCTTTTTAGAAGCTCAAGACATTTAGTCTGCTCTTCGTAGCAGTGAGCATCAAAGAATATCATCTCAATGGATGACCCTATATCCTCAATTCTTATATCAGATATATTTTTGGAAATCATAATATGGTCTGGATGGTTGATTGAAAATGAGTTCACATCAACGCTCCAAACTTTTGCTCCTGCCCAACAAAAGCATCTAGCAGAAAAGCCATCCAGACCGCCAAGTTCTAGAACTGTCTTTATCTTAAATGCCCTTATAAGGGCATATAGGAATAGGACATCATCTGCCTGTATTTCAAATCCCACTTGACAACTCCTGATACACGCCGACTCCAAGTAAAATGCACTCTAAATAATCTCTATGCAAGGAGATAAAGTGGTGATATCTGCCATCAAATTGTCTGATAATCGGCTTATCCCAATTCATTTTAGAAAAAGTGGCATCATCTATCGTCTGCTCTGAAATTTCAGAAAACGATACTCCTAAATTGTCTTTTTTAAACACTAGTCTATAATACTTCATACGCCGCCTTTAAAGCTGCACCAATCGCTTGATGCATGTCTATGTATTTGTAGTGGCCTAATCGGCCACCGAATATGGTACTTCCCAAAGAAGTAAGTGCCTTGTACCTATTATAGGTGATTATGTCATGCTTGGTTCGAATCGGGTAGAATTCGTCTCCAGAATCTGACGGAAATTCTCTTGTTATCACTGTCGTATCTGTAAGCACTCCTGTGAAATGCTTGTGCTCACATATCCGCGTAAATGGAGTTCTATCAGTATAGTTCATCACACTACACCCCTGATAGTCTGGCTTTCTTACGAGTTCAGTCTCAAATCGTAGACTCCTCCAGCCTAGTCTGCCAAAATCATAGTCAAAATATTGATCAATTGGCCCAGTATAAACAACCCTCTTTGCTAATCGATCTAGTCGGCCCTTATTGGCGAAGTAATCGACCCCAGTCTCGACCCGAATTCCAGAAAGCATTTCAGTAAAAAGAGATGTGTAGCCGTCAACAGGGATGCCCTGATATGTATCCAAGAAATACCTGTCATCAAATGATAGTCTTATTGGAAGACGCTTGATGATGGATTTTGGCAAATTTTTAGGATCGGTTCCCCATTGTTTCAACGTGTAATCTCGTACGAATGTTTCATAGAGTTCAGATCCTATTTGAGATAGGATATAGGATTCCAGATCATCTTCCACGGATGGAATTTGTCTTTGCTGAAGAGCATGGTGGGCCGACTCGGGAGTTTGGACTCCCCACATCTGATATAGCGTCATTAAGTTTATGGGAAATGAGTAGATCTTGCCAAAATTTGAAACTTTAACTGTGTGCCTGTAATTATTAAATTTGCTGAAGCGATTAACAAAGTTCCATACTTCTTCGTTCGAGGTATGAAATATATGGGCACCATATTCATGGACATCAATCCCGTTCTGCTTAGTGGTGAAACAATTTCCTGCTATATGCTCCCGCTTATCGATGACCAAACAACTTTTGCCATGGTCTTTCACAACTCTAGCAAACGTCGCCCCGAAACATCCTGCCCCGACTATAAGGAAATCTAGCATAGGCTCATCCAACGAGAAGGGGTGGCTTTCGCCACCCTTCAGTGTGATCTGATCGTTAATTAGACCATTCTATTTTACTGGTTCAGATAAGGAATCAGCTTATCTCTACAGAATTCATCTGCTGCTGCGGCCACTTCGGCGTCCAATTCTCCAGCAGTAAAAGTAGGAGTGAAGTACTTAACCGCCCCCTTCTTCTGGGCTTCGCCACGAGTCGCAGAAACGACCATCTCGTATACCTTGAAGATGCTTCCACTCGCCTCGACGAAGGCTGACCAGTCTCGCAGGCACGCCCCAGACAACTGAATATCGACCGGGGTCCAAGCTTCATCAATCTTAGCCATTGCGAAGATGTTAGTGACGAACTTACCTCCTGCCGCTACTACGTCATTCTTGATGTCAGCGTAAAGTCCCTCAGCGAGGACCACCTTGCCAGCCCTGACAGTCAGTGGATTCTTTACGGTAGACTTAACAATGTTGGAGTTGATGCGACAATTGTTAGAATCGCTCCAACCACCGATTGACGATCGAATATCCATTACCACGAATTCGAGGGTATCAAACCTCACATTCTTTTCACCGTCCCAATAGGCCCAAATCCCTTCGGCACCACCGAATTCGATGTAGTACTTAACAGGGGACTTGATCTTGTTGGATGTTTGTGTATCAGTTCTGCTCATTGCTTCGCTTTCTAAAAAATTCACTGGGAAGGGCGACAGCCCTATCTCCATTCGGTATAAACTTTGATTGGTTCGCCGATCAAAGTTTTGTCATTCGTTAACTCTGTTAACTTCTTGATCATCTTTGCTGCTGTATCTCTCGTCACGTCGTAAATGCTGCGATATTGCTTCTCCCCAGAGTTAATAAAGGCGATCACATTGATATCAAGCTTCTTACACTTGCTATCAATGAAACTAATTTGCTCGTTCGAGATCTTCTCAACTGTTTCTTCAGCCACAATTTTGGCCACATCATTTTTGCTCAACTCTTCTGCGGAACACTTCTTAAGCTTTAAAGCCTTGCGGAGGGCTCTTCCCTCTGCTCGGGTGGAGGCGGTCGCTACAGCGTATCCGCAGAAGAGTGCGTCAGTGTTCCCGTGCCAAACGTCAGCCACTTCAGAGTATTCTCTGATAGTACCGTCCGCTTTCCACGAGAATGTGACAGAATAAACGACAGTAGCTCTAGTGGGGCCATTCCCCTCAGATGGAAATACCTGAGTTGGGCCACTCTTGAGAATTGGTCCTAGGAGTAGTTCTGCTACCCTACGAAGTCCAGCAGCGTTAGGATGCCCTTCCTGAAGTTCATTTGGGGCAAACTGAGACATCGCATAAGTGTCCCACTCTGGAGATAAATAATCCGGAACTGTCTTTTCTTCAGTGCTCATTCGTTTCCTCGATCTATTATAGCCTAAATCTTCCTAGTAACACCATCTTTAATTTCCAACTCGATCATCCTTTTGCCGAGTGGAGGAAATTCAACTTCAATCTTCCTAAGTTCAGACAGGATTAACTCATAAACATCCTTCATTCTTTTAACACTCATCGACCTATCCAATTGTTTTACCCTTATCAGGGCGTACCCATTATTCATCAACAATCCCTGCTTAGCAGTGTCAGCAGACTGTTGCTTTCTCAGCCGATCAGGTCCCCAAACCGGCTCGAAATGTGACGGGCCGTCAATCTCTACAGCAGTTTTAAGGTCAGGGATGAACATGTCAACCTCAAGAGCCTGACTTTGTATGAGATTTCTGGCATGAATGATTACGCCATAGCCCTCTTCTTCAAGAGCGGCAGATACATACCTCTCAGTTTTAGACCCAATTTCGGCTGATTCTCGGATCGCTGCGTAGGCTGCTGATCTCAGATTCTCTTTAGCTGACTCGGTCATATTATTCCACTGTTCCTTTTTGAGGTCGCGGAATTTCTGCTTTTCATCTTCCGGCAAATCAAGCCAAGCTTTTGATCTTTGGGCTGAAATGTTATTGATTGTTTCCTTGGAGAGCTTTTTCCCCTTGGTGGGATGCTTAGCGATCCCCTGAGAAATGGCTACACTCTGAGCTTCCGCATAAGAGCGGATTGGAACCCCCAAGAACTTTAGGGCTCGCCTAATCTTGGTTTCATTAGTGCCCATTTCGACAGCGATGGTGGGAACAGACTTCTTTTCATCCAAATAGGAGAAACGGAGTTTCGCAGAATTAACTATAGCGTATTGCATATCTTATCCAACTCAAACGGTAAAACAATAGAGTCAAGATTGAATAGGTTCTTGATGAACCTTTGGTGATGTTCTGACCTTACGATGAGCTTCAGCTTAGACAAGGTCTCATATGTCTTCACAAAGTCATACGGTTTCATTAAAAAGGCCAGATCCATCATATAATACGCTTTTTTGGCCCTTATTGTCGCCATTTTGAGTATATCGGCTGACATTAGGCAAGTCGCTACTAGAGTCCAATCATATGCATTGGCGATCTCTGTGATATTCATGATGGAGAAGTCGGCTGGCAGAACCTGAGAGCTTAGGTTCACGTAGAACAAAGAAGCCTCATCTAGCCCCCTAGCCTTCTTGTTAAGTTCCTCAAACGCCATTATTGATCGTTCTGAAAAGTTAGTATCGGCCACTATTAAACCAAGCATTTTTTGTCCTCTAGTATCTTCTTGGCCACTGCAGAAAACCCTAGATCATGAACGATCTGAGAAAGTCTGTCAAAATTTGTATGACCAGCAAAAATGCTGGTCTTGGACATAGTATGCTTAAATTTTTTGCCCTTAATCCCCTTGATCGCTTCAGATATGAACTCTTCTTTTGTCGAAAACTTCAGGGGGTTCCCATCTCCGGCGATTATGTCCAGCTCTCTATATCCAATATCTGATCTAGGAATCGGCGAGACTTTAGCCGTCTTATAGATGGACCAACACTCGCCAATCTGGATAGAGCCAGAATAGCACGGTAAAAGAGAAGCTGACCCAAAGAAGTTCCTCACATTGTATCCGAGTCGATATAGGTCCAACAATGAAGAGTCCATATCGGATATTGGACCGATGTATGAGATATCAGACTCATATTTTGGCGTATTGTGTGGCTCAGTATATGATATTAGATTGATGAACGGGCGGATAGAGCCAATTTTGCTGAGGTCATATGCTCCGGGCGTCTTTTCTGGCTCATCAGTGAATACCAAGTCTGCACCGAAATCAGAAACTGATTGGCCATCGTACTTGGCCATGAATCCGACTTCCATAAGACTCTTTAGTGGAGCCATCAGGGTATGAATTCTAAAGTCATTTTTAGATGTTATCACTAGCGTTTTCATAGTCTTTATTTATCTCCAATGTTTTAACACCATCATAGACAATAGACATCGTAATCTCTTTTAAGAGCATATTGATGTACTCAAAAGTCATCTTGTTGTTTCTGAACGAGTTTATCGTCCTCTTAGCGATCTGAAAGTCCTTTTTGCAGATATAGGCTATTTGGCCCCACTTCTCTGGAAGGCCATAGGACAAATGGATAACCATTCCATCTGAATATGCGACTCCGACACTTTTCTTGTCATCATTTGACGACAGCACCAGAGATGACCTATTCGAGCAACACAGACTCGCCTCATTGAAAATCATGTCTCCATGAATGATATAGACTGCGTCATGCCTTATTGCATTTAGGGCTAGCCTGAGACTCTCGGTCTGGCTAGTTAGCTTGTAGTTATAGTTGAATAGAACACGAATGTCATACTCTCTTTTACTGATGTGTTTGACGATCCTGTCATGACCAACCCCAGTTACGACAAGAATGTCTGCCTTCTTGTCAAACCTCTGTATAGTTTTGACCTGATGGTCTAGCACAGTAAGTCCATTATACTCTAATAGGGCTTTAGCCCCTCTAGTCTGCATAGACCTTCCTGCCCCAGCAGAAAGCAATATATAGGTGCTCATATTACAATCTTAAACATTGGGCGAGGAATATAGGAAATGGTATTATTCTTACAGATCTCCTCTAGCGGGTTTTTGGTTTTACATTCCACCAGCAGAGATGTCTTATAAATCATTCCGGGATAAGTTGTCCTTATTGACGGGAACATGCTGTGCAGAGAGTAAGTACCATACTGGTCGAAATAGTCGCCATAATAGGCGGCTGCATCTTTGAGCCAAGGTCTTGGGTCTTCTGCTAATTCTCCCAGAGTTATGTCTATCGCATAGTCGCCCTGTAGCTCGCTATACTCTTTGAGAATAACGACCTCGTCGACAAATGGACTAGTCTTAGGAGCTTTGTCCCGAAATGTATAGCCGATAATCTTCATAGATTTCTTTCCAGTCTTTTGTAGCCCCATTTATTTCGAGCAATGTCTCGTGGATATTTCCCATTTGTCCTTTGAGTAATTTATAGGCAACGGCCATATAACTAATAATTCCGGTAGTCGCTAAATGCTTACTCATTTTGTAGTTCACAGAGTAGTTTAGAGCATTCAGCATATCTTTATCTACTCTATCGCCAGATTTGATGAAAAAGATCCAGCCATTTTTCGATCTCTTAAACGCTTCATCGCATCCAGAGCCGCTATATAGAGATTCAACCAACATGATACAGGAGAATCTTTGTGGGCCAAATTTCTTAGACCATTTGTCGTAACCCTCAAGCAAATTTTTGGTTGTATGACATACTATAACCCTCGGAGGCTTGGGAGTGTCAAGATTATAGATATCTTCTAGGGTTTGGTCCAGATCGTCACCTTCATCATGCATTACCACAATGTTAGATTTGATATAGACATCTTTTTCGATATCCTCGGTTGGCTCAGACCTTCGCCACATACAGATGCGATCCACCTTGTAGAAGGTAGACTCTTCGTCTTGGTATCTAGATAGTTCTTCTCCGGCATCTCTGAATCTCTCAAGAATAAGTAGTTTGCATCCAGTCTGAACCTTACCATGCATTTCTTTAAAGACACAATCTTTACAAGTTGTACTAATCATTGAGCCAGTCCTCCGATTGTAGTTTCCTCTTGCCACATCTCACGCTTTCCCAGAAATTGAATGTCTCAGCCTTGCCCTTGAACATTTTGATAACGTGGTCTCTGCTGAAATCTACAAAAGGAACCCTATTAAAGTAAGAGTTCTCCGAATAGAAGAAACCACATGGGTTGGGTTTATAGGATTTGAAGTTCAGATCCCTAAGTAGGCAGTTAGCCTCATATGAGTTAATCAGATTAGAATGGGGCAAATAGGAAGAAATAGCCCAGTCAAGAAAATCCTTATTGTTGGTGAAATTCGGGATTTTGTCATCCGGGATCTTGATTTGTCTAAATGGTTTATCCCAAGCCCCCTTTGGAGACTGGTCGAGTGAAACCATCCACTTTCCGACTACTTCGTCCCAATTGAAGTTGCGAGAGTACTCAGACAAAGTCTTCTCAGATATCGCCGCCCTATCACTCTCCGGTAAAGAGAAAAACATCTTCCAATAGGAGACAACCTCGTCTATCTCTGGAATTGCTCGATAGCACCCAGTTTCAAGCTCTAGGACTTTTGCCCTGAGTGGAATTGGGAATCCGCCAATTTTACGGACGATGGATTCCATTGCGGAATAGTCAGTAGACATAACTGGTACTCCACAAGCAGCCGCCTCAAGCTGGCCTATGCCCATTCCCTCTGAGTTTGAATATTGGATGTATAAGTCAAACAGGTTATAGATTTTGGCCAACTCAGCGGTCGTAGCACCATTACTTACACTAGATAGCTTTGCTGCATACTTTTTGCAGCCCTTGCATTGCTTGATCGTATCGCTAAATTTGCTGATTGATAATTTGCCGCATTCTTCGCAGGCATAGCTGAATAGGACCCGAGATGATATACCGTACTTCATCATCAATTGTGGAAGGTCCCAACCATTGTCTGGGTATGACGTATGGCAATAGAGATAAGTCTTTTCATCTCCGGTAGTGGCTAGATAAAGAGCGAAGGCCTCTAGGAGTTCGGGGAAGAGCTTTCTTCGCTGATTCCTCATGACGGTCCCAATAATTTTCCAATCGGGATCTAGACCCATAGAGAGCCTATGTGCCGCCTTGTTAGGGACTGGCTTGAACTCGTCAGCAGCACACATCGTCACAGAACCAACTAGGTTTACTGAATCGCCAGCCTGCTCCTTGATGACCCCCTCGGCCCACTCTGAGAGAGTGTAGAAGTAGTCAGCATCGGCAAATTGATTAATCCATTCTGGATTCTGCGGGGCTGAGTCCACCGTACTGGCCCAAGACCAAGAGAAGAATGGTCTAAATGGCGAATGCTTCACCCAAGAATCCATCCATGGATCTTTCTGCATAATTAGGCAGTCTGGCTTAAAATCTAGGCAGGCCCTCTCGAATCTCCATGCCCCAAATTGGTTGGCCGGATTAGAGGCATATATCTGCTTTACCTCGTCAGAATCGCCCTTAGAGGGAGCCATTGGGTAGTTCTTCCAAGGAATTTCCCTACGTCTTTCGTCATCGGCAGATCCGTAGCAGGAGATCTCGGCTACTTCATACTTGCCGGTAGCGATAAGCCGCCTAATAAGCTCACGACCGTAAGAAGCGTACCCAGTATTCAGATAAGAAGCTTCAGATCCAACTAGCACTCTTTTGAGCATATTAACTCCCCAACCTTGATTAGCCGATTTTTTACTTCTTTCAGTGGTAGCTGTAGTCGTCTAGCCACTTCTCTTTTACTGTGGCCTTCTGAGAGCATCCTGACCATCTCTGCATCTTCGGGGCAGAGATCAGGTAGAGATTCCCAGAGCTGAAGCTCATCGCTTGAGCCAATCCCACTTGGGAGGATTGTATTGGTAAAAGCTTTGTTATGCTTTTTGATAAATTTGACCATATCTCTTCGAACGCAGAGAGTAAAGAATGTACTCCTCTGCGACCTGACTGGGTCAAACTTTTTTTCAAGCCTTATAGCCGATTGCAGACCTATCTGGAAGAGGTCTTTAAAGTCATATAGGTGGGTCTTCCTATAGAGAGAGTGTGCAAGATCGGCTATAAGGGCTTCATATTTTTCGAGGATATCCATAGAGACTCCGTCTGGTACTAGAGGGCGAAACAATTTTCGAACTTGACAGTACCTACGGCTTTGCGGATTAGTCGCATTGATTTAATGAGGACTTCCGCTGTCATGATTACGTCCCCGAGAGCGTCGTGGGATTCTCCCTTGTCTTTCCATCCCATGTGCTTTCTAATGAGTGAGTCGGCGGATAGGCGGGTTACGTTCTTATCATTTTCGAAGAACATCCACATTAATTGGAGTACGTCGATTGAGATAGATGGGTGGAATGGGCTAGATAGTCCAGTTCTTGCCAAATCTCTTTTCAGGATTGGGGTATCATACCCATTGATATTGTAGCCAGCGGGGATTGGACTTTTCCACTTAGTCTTCCCGTAGTTATGAGTGTTCACATAGGAAACAAAGTTAGATAGCCCAGTTTCTAGGGTTACGCCCTTCTCTGCTAATAAAGCGTGGCCCTTTTTGTGGATATTAATAGCTCCGTCAGTCAATTCTTGCAGACCTGCTTTAGCACACTCTTCTCCATACAAAGGCTTAATAAGGACGTCAAATTCGCTGCCTTCAATAATCTCAAGTCTTCTGGCGTCGACGCAGATAGCACCGATCTGTACAATTTGTGCCGTGCTGGTGTCCACACCAGTCGTTTCAAGGTCATGGACGATTATATTCTCGTAGTTCATTTGAATCCTTTATTGAAATTTGGTCCGTATACCTTATGATCTTGCGAAGGATCGAATGCTGATGTCAGAATATGAAGCTGTTCGCTATTTATTACCCCGTCTCCATATGCTCGACAAAGTATTCTAGAAATTCTTTTATTCCAAATCTTATGGCTTTCTTCGAGGACTTTTTCTTCATTGAGCGTGGGGTCGCGATCCTCGCAAGGTTCCAAAATAGAATTCCATGCTTCATCATTGCATTTTTTAATGTATATGTCGGCGAAATACTCCGAACATCTTTTGATCCCACATTGATCGTCGTTAATCTTTTGGCTCAAGTTGTACCTCGTTTCTTCCGCCACCAGAGTATACCTTCATCCTATTCAAGTCGGCATACTTCTCTGTGACTGCATCTATACCAATTCTCTCAATCTCGCTACGGATAAAGATACAGGCTGGCACGTCTGGGGAAATTTCTGGAATGATCTGGGAAAAAGCACACAGTCTTTGGCACTTGAAATGGTTGCAGGTTTTACTGATCACTCTGGGAAATTTATCGTCCCTGATCGTCTCAAACTGCTCCTTAATCATGCTTTCAGCCTTTTTAAAATCGCTATCATCGAACGCGAAAGTAAAAATACCTCCGGGTACATCTACTTTATCAATCTTGTAGTCGTTGATGTAATAGATTGAGATGTAGAAGTGTTTGTCCGGATACTTAAGTCGCAAAGCATAGTAATACAGTAAGAGCTGTTTATCTTCCGCTAGGCAGTCATAGGTCTTAACCTTGTCTGTGGCCCAGTTGTACCTGCGGCCAGTCTTATAGTCCATGATATGGAAGAAGACATCATCTTCTTTCACAATCAGGTCAACCGTGCCCTTGAGTCCCAATCGACCCTCAATGACTTCGTCGCCAACCTTGTATGAGTAATTCGCCCACTCGTGAGGAACCTCTACCTCGAAGAACTCTTCTACAGCGTGGATGTTTTGATTCCTCGGGTCCATTTCCCCATCGAGTCGAGTAACAGCTAGATGAGACCACTCAAGAGTTAGCTTCTTAGAATTATGTGGCATAATCCCCGGATAAATCTTCTCATAGTAAGCGTGAGAGATCTCGTTGAAATATTCAATATTCCACTTAGAGTGGCCAATTTTGCCAAACTCTTCATCCTCGAAACTTCGCTTCTTATTCTGCGTAGCTATCCTCTGCTTCCCTAGTAGTTCGAGCACCTTGTGAGTGGTCGAACCCATAATGGCCTTACCATTGTCCTTATCCTTCATACCTAGAACGTATGTGAATAAGTACTTCTGGGGGCACATAGCATAAGTGCCGATAGAACTAGAGCGTAGGTAGGTCAAAATCATTATTCAGCCTTTGCTACGAACTCGTTAAGGCCCTTTTGAACCAAGAAGTCTAGCAGTTGCTGATTTGCATCTTTGATGCCAAGAATCTCGTTATCCAAAACCAAGTCGAAATCTGAGAATTCTTTGAACCCATCTTCAGATGCATGGTTGTCTCTTGTGGGTCGTCGTGTAAGTCGCACAATAGTGCCGCCCTCATCTTTTACTGCCTGTGCTTCATTATCAAAGCGGCAATCAGCAATAACGGCGACAAGTGGAGAATCCGCTTTGATTTTGTTCATGAGGAGCTTGACCCAGACTGGCTCGTACATGCGGCGGAAGATGTCGGTGCCGACGAATTGGAGGACTTCACGAGCGGTCATGAAGCCGGGCTTATGTGACTGAATACCTAGCTTCTCTAGGTCCTCAGTCGATAAGGACAAATCTTCGATTTGGGTGGAGCTTGCGACACCCGGCATATTCTCCCACTTCAGCTTAGTCAAGCTATTCTTGTAGCTGCCGTAAGCCTGCTCATGGGAAATATCGAACATTGTGATGCAAAGCTCCTTCAACGCATCAGCGAAGTTATACATCTTCACATATGGCCAAATCCTCTGATCGGCGTACTGAACGTACAAATCGTCCTTTCTGGAAAGGTCTAAGACCCCCATATCCTCCTTGACTTCCCCATCTTTCATGTAATGAGTATTAACCTTAAGCTCACCAGCTTTGGTGATCTCATATTCCTTTATGACCTCATTGAGCTTCAAGAGATGCCCATGGAGGAAGTTCGCCGCTGTCGTTTTACCAGACTCTTTGCTTCCGGCCATACAAACAATTTGTGTCATAATTTCAACCTTTGAACTTCTTCTACTGACATTTCTCCAACATCGTCGATGTCGGGCACAACATGTTTCACGTTGAATAGGCGACTGAGCTTGTTACAATCTTCCCTGCACTTATCTCCAGCTTCATCCCGATCAAAGACAGTGGTCACATTTGTAACCCCAGTTTTCTGCAGTAGAAGCTCCTGATGATCTGATAGGCGTGACCCGAAAATCCCAACAGCGTTCTTTATCCCGGCCTGATGGAATCTAATCACGTCACCTTGGCCCTCTACTAGTATAATCCGGCCCGCTTGGCAAATGGCCTGAAAAGCTAACCATAAACCATATAGGTGGTGAGATTTCTTAAATCCCTTTTGGTTCTTCCACTTATCTGGAGCACTTATGAGGGTTCGCCCAACACATCCGATAAAGACTTTTCCAGTTGGATCGTAAACTGGAAATACTACTCTACCATGCATCTCTTTCGTAGGATCATTACATATCCCAACGTCGAAGATGTCAAGAATCTCAGAGGAGAAACCTCTTTTTATGTAGAAGTCTACTGGTCTTATTAGCTTACTTCTAATTTCTTCCCTAGACGGGCCGCTAGGCCTGTCTTTGTCCCTCAAAACGATATCGTTAAAAGCATCAGAGACATAGTCGACCTGTTCCGCTCCGCAGAATGTGGAAGCAAGCTTAAGCACCTCAGTAAAAGGTAAGTTGCCATTTATAGTGGCGAGCCCCCTCAGGAGCCCTAGGACATCCCCACCATATTTCTTATGACACCCAGCAGTATTACAGAACCAACGACCGCAGTACTCTGATGTGATGTCAGAGTTGATGTTGAAAGCCGTTATGTTGTCACCCGCGTGGATGGGGCAGTTACAGACCAATAGTTGTCCTGAGCGGTAGGTCCTGACCCCAAAATAGTTGAGGATTTCGGGGATCTTAGCCTTCAGCTTCCCCTTCAGACTCTGGAGGTCTTTCTGGGAACTCTTTACTTCTAGAAAGTCGTCTAACAGTGCCAATTTCTCTCATCCTTGCTAATTCGCCCTTCATTTCGAGACAGATATAACCGTCATCAGTCATTCCGGGGCCATGTCTTGAAAGTACTGGTACTAGCTTACGATTGCCATTTTTTGGACCATCATCGGCGATCTCGTCAACCGACTTCTCTTTTAGGATAGTAAATGAAGTACAGAGCCACCCAATTCTATCGGATTGAGATATTACGTCTGCTGATTCCTTGTCTATACCATCCCTATTTAACTGAACGAACGACAAGCATGGCACGTCATGCTCAACGCAGAAATTATGCAACTTCGTGGCTTGGAAGCCCATGGCCTGAAACTCGGCTATGTTCTGTGATAAGCCAGAAGAATCCATCAGTTTGAAATAGTCGTAAATTATTAAGCAATCTTTAGTTCTTCCACTTGGCTCAAACCCCACCTCTTTAAGAACCCACCTTCGAGCTATCGAGAGAATTTCGTCGAACCCCTTTCCAGAGACATTAATGTAATGATATGGCATTCCCTTGAGAGTGTCTCTAGCTGATCTGACAAGTTCTACAGCTTGTAAATCAGTCTTGTATTCGGCAAGCTTAATAGTGTTGATCTCAATCCCGGAAAGGTTGGCCCAAGACCTATTGATATGATCAAGTTCAGACATCTCTGTATCTAAAACAAGTACTGGTATACCAAGCTTACCAGCTACATGTACTGCCACATTTTCGCAGAAAATACTCTTGCCGCCTTTTGTTCTCGCCCCGACTAGATCAACACACTTACGCAGGAATCCACCGCCAATAGCTTTATCGTAGGATGGGAATCCGCTTGGAATGCCTACTTGCTTAATCTCATCTGACATGAGATAATCAAAATAATCCATGCCAATTTCGCCTAGGAGCTTGGGCTTGTTCTCATCTTTCTTCATGTAAGAAGTAGAGGCATTTGATAATGGGGTATCAACTACAGCGATAATGTCGGAGAGGGATTCTTCCCCAGAGATCTCATTGAGGCTCTTGTAGGACTCCTTGATGGTTTCCTGCAAGTGGCGGGCGAACTGAAGTCTTCTAATCTTCTTAGCGTGCCCTAGAACACTTGAGACGTCCACTGGAGTAGCCAAGACCCCATTGAAATGTTTCAGCACATCTGGTTTGTTAACATAGTCCCCAAGAGACAAGTCTGTCGCGGCTGAGAGCAGCGACACAAAGTCAACCCTATCAGACTTGTTGATGATGTGCTTTATGCATTTGTACATCACCTTATTAAAGTCTACAGTGAATGTGCCTTCCTCAAGGAAGGCCTCTGTATCAAGGTAGCAATCAACCCCATGAGAGCATATGCCAGCTAAAACTGCCCGCTCGCTAGCTACATTACTCAGGTCCATTTATTTTCCCTTTAGACAGACAACTATTGCACTTGTAGGTATCTTTGTCTCTTTTGAAGAGAGGAGCAACTGTTTCTTTGCTCTTACATAAAATGCACTCCATTGTTACGGGCTTAAATGGCTTACGGTTTCTCGGGGTCAAAGCAACATTGTCGTTGATCTGGTCTGCTCCCGGCTCGTCTGGGGCCTCTCCAGTGTCGACAAATTCAATTTGCTTCGCCTTTACTGGGGTCTTTTTCCCGCCACGCTTCGGCTTTTTGGGAGTAACAGCCTTCTCGACCTTAGTGGCCTTTTTGAGGTTGGTCTGGACTGGCCTCATTGTAAAGTCTTGAAAGTCATTTTTCCGGCCAGTCTCTGCAACTTTCTGAGGCTTGCTTGGGACCGGAACCATCTCGTGACCATCTGGATTAATTCCCGTTAGTTGCTTGTAAAATTCAATTACAAGCGACCAATCCTTTTTGTCGATTGCCAGCTTTAGCTTATCTATCATAAGATCTCTTCTTCCCAATGTCTTGGAGGATATCGGCCATTCTTTTTACTGAATCTAACTTCTGGTCGGCCTGACAAATAACAGAAGTAAGATAAATTCTCATTTTCTCTACCTTAACAGCAAAGGTATCTTCAGCAATAATAGCCTGTCTTTTCACTTCATATTTCATGTACTCGGAGTGATTAGACCAGTTTCTGGCCACGATGTTATGAAGTATCTCTTCGCACCAGCTTCTCTTAGCTATGCACTTATCTGTCTCCTTACGGACGAATACACAATAGGAGTGCAGCTTAAAGGCTCCAGCGTAGGCTTCATCTGAAGATAGTGAGATCAAGTCCTCGTGAGGCATATCCAGAATCGTCTGGACTACTGGGTCGAAGCTACAATCAGGGGTCATAAACTCAAGACAGTATCTGTCTATGAACGAAGTGAGTTCTTTTAGTCCGGTGATATCGCTGAAGCGATCAAGTTCTTCCATTTGTCCTCCTCATCATGCGGCAGAGTCACCAAAGTAACATCATTTAGATTGCACCACTCTAATTTATCTCGATCTCTTTTGCGAGCTAAGAGAAAGTCGGCCTTAGTCTTATGGAAGAATGGGACGAACTCATAGTGCTGCCTACCATGTACTTCAACAGCAAGAGATATAGACGGTAGGAATATGTCCAGATAAAGCCCACAGCCCGGTAGTGTTACCTCTTCAAAGATAACGACTCCGGGCAAGATCTCCAGTAAAAGAGAAAGGGCCTTTTGGTGAGGGGCCGACTTAGCCCTGCTCTTCCGTTTGGTGGACTGGAGAATAAGCTTATGCTGCTTCCCATCTAGCCCAATTACTAAGCGAGCAATGATCCAAGCTCCTTCTTCAGGAACTCACTAGCCGATGGGGTAGAGGAGATGAAGTCATAGACCTTCTGTTGCCCTTGAAACTTCTGCTCAGCTACTGAAGCTAGATCTGGATGTTCGGACAGGTATGGGAGAGTAAACCATGCTCCAGCCTTTTCGATCAGGCCGAAAGATTCGCCAAGCTCAATGAACTCTTTAGTACAATCGATACCATGGCCGAATCTTAGGTATGAGGTAACAGTATTCCCACTCGCACCCATAGCAGAACAACTGATATCACAAGTAGTCTTCTGGCCTATTTTTTTACCGTTCTCTTCCCATGGTTCGACATGGGTAAAGTCAAGCCTGTTGTCGGCCTGATATTGTACCATAACACCACAGTCGGCTACTTTGTGCTTACCGTACCCACTCGTGTTAGTAATGTAGTG